CCGGCAGCCTGCCCGGTGCGCACCCACGCTTCGTCGTTGTCGAGCGTCGCCTCTGTTTTGGTCCAGAACTCCGTGACCACGGCGAGATCCGCGCTGTCTCCGGACGTCACGGCGGTGTGCTGCCGCAGGGTGAGCACCGGGGGTTCGGCCGCGTCACCGGCACCGCCGATGTAGAGGACGGTCATGTACTCCACACCTTGCATGAGTTGCCGGGCACCGGTGTTGGCGCCCGTGGTGAGGAGAACGGGGGCGATGCCGATCGAGACATCGAAGTCACTTCCGAGCATGATCCACTCCGGAGAGTCGGGGCGCGGGTCCGAGGTCACGAGAAGTGTACCGGTCACCTGTGCATGGGAACTGCATAGATCGTTTAGACAGTGTTCGATCTTCTAAAAGATCAGTCCTCTGACCAGCGAAAATGCTTTTGATCTCGATCCTGGAGAAAGGGTGTCCGGGCCGCAAAGGATCTCTTTAGGCGGACGCACACGGACTTGGATCTCTTACGCGGCAGTAACTTGCACCCTCAGTAACATAAAACTACGTGCTGTTATTGCATAACGATACCCGTCAGGACATAGCGAAGCCCCCGCCTCGAAGATCGAAACGGGGGCTCGTTGTGCTATTGGCACGGATCTTTACGGGGCGTTTATGACCCCTAGACAGGTATGCATCGCGGCTCCCGTATCCACTCGATGGGCGCCTCGTTGAGCAGCTCCCGGACAGTGGCCCGGTCGGCACCCATGTGTTCGGCGATGGCGTTCATGGACAGTCCTTGATCGTTGAGCAGGACGGCCCTGATGATCTTCACTTGCTCACTCATGATCTGCTCCTGTTGCCTTTGATGATGTTGCATCGGAGGTGCGCCAACTGGACGTTGACCCGTGTGTCAGGGCCACCCTTGGAGATCGGAATGATGTGGTCAATAGTCGGGCCCCGGAGGTTCCGGCCGGACAGCGTCATGTCCACCGGCTCTTCGCACAGACCGCAGATGAACCCGTCGCGCTCCGCGATCTCCTCCGTGGTGTAGCGCTCGGTGGGGAGGCCAAGCTTCAGCGCCTGTCGGCGCCGGTTCTTGTCACGCCAGATTCGGTTTCTCGATGCCCGGAACTCGGGGGTCAGCCGCCACGCTTCGAGACAAGGCTGACAACGAGGCACATTGGCCGTGCTGAGCACATCCGTGCCGCAGCCCACGCATACGCGCGGCACCCTGGGGGTTGTGTCAACAGCCGTAGACCATGCCGCTTGGTAACACGTGCGCGAACAGTACTTTCGATCACTGGTCACCATCTTCGTGAACACTCCGCTACAGCCCGCACACTCCGCATCTAGCCGTGGCTTCTTCCGGCACTCATGACACCGACGGCCGCCCTCGGGGACCGGGCCACGATCTTCGATGCCCTTCCCACACCCACCGGCGCAAGCGACACGCGCCCGACCCGACTTCCTCGGAGGCATACCTTCTGCGCGCTTTTTGGCGTACCAGGCACGAGAGTAAGCAGCTCGTTTCTCCTTCTCCGTCATATCCGATTTGATCTCCTTGTCCATACGCCAAGTGTACCGTAATGATTTGTAATTGCAGGTGCAAAGACGCAGGTAGATCGAGTTTGCTAGATCTTTTAGATGCAAAGACGATCTTTCGGGGCGCGTTTGCGATCTTGGTCCGAAGATCGATTTGCAGTGCAAAGACGGAAGTATAAATGATCATGCCTCTGACCTGCGACTTTAAGATTCTTTATGATCTTGTGGCTGACAGAAGATAGGCGGTTATTTGGGTGGCAGGGCGTCTGGGGTGCGAAACGATCAGTTCCCGTCATGATCACCACCCCCCCACCCACGGATGATCATGCCTCTGACCTGCGGTTATGTCCCCCGATTTGCAGCAAACAAGATCCATTACACGTTTGCAAGATCTTTGCTCAGCAAATTCATGATCGTTGATCAAGCAAACTGATCTTCATTGCGTGATCGATTACGTTGTGCAAATTGCTGCTAATCCTGGAAGTTAAGATCTATTCCAATAGCAGCGAACACAACGATCATACAGACGATCACCACATGCGTGACACGTTGGGTGGGGGCTTGGGGCGGCGATTGCCCTTGGACCCATTGCACCTGCGGTGCATAGGCCGTAGGTACGCTATGGAGTCGGGGTCCAGACCTAGGCTGACCAGCGTGGCGATATCCGGTTCGTGATCTGCTGTCCACGACCATGGATCTTCCTTGGGCAAGTCCCTGTCGATCTCCTTGCCGCATCCCGCACAGACGGGCGGTGCCTCACGCCTGAGCTGGTCTCGTGCGCGTAGATAAGCGCCTGTCGTTCTGCCTGGTCCATGTCGCACCATCTGTGATCACCTGGACCTGTGCCACTGCACAACGAGCCATGGCAGCACCACAGCACAGAAGCCAGCAACTACAGACAGCACGCTCTCAATCATGGTCACGGGCCTCTCTCGCACAGTGGCTGAACGGCAGGACCAGGTCTTCCGGAGGGTGGGAGACCTGGTCCTGCCGGTGGGAGCCGTGGGTCCCGGGACCACCGACCAGCACCCGGCTCGACCACCTGCCCATACGGTACCCGATCAGGTACCCGTACCTGTCAGTCAGCCCGGCAGCTTGATGCGCTGCCCCGGCCTGATCAGGTGAGGGCCCTCAGTGAGTACCCCCTTATTGATCTTGTACAGGGCAGGCCACCCACCCTTGACGCGTTGCTGCTCCGCTATGGCAGAGAGCGTGTCACCAGGCGCCACCACATGCACGTCCGCAGTCCGGGACTGCACCGGCTTGACTACAGGCGGTGCCTTGGGTGCAGGGGCAGGGGTGTTGCTGCCACCCCCTGAAAGGGCAGGCAGTACACCGGCAGGACGAACCACCCGCTGGAAGTGGTCCGCGTACCAGCCTGTCCGAAGGGGTGCGGTGCGCACCACAGCACCGGGGCGGGGTGCTTCGATGATCTGGCCTTTGCCGATGTAAATCGCCACATGACCGGCGCTCACACCGTTACCGTCCCGGTAGATCACAAGGTCTCCGGGCTGGACCTCCGATACGGGCACCCGCACCAGTCCGGCCGACTGTTGCTGGGACGTACGCGGTATGGAGATACCGGCCGCTTTCCAGGCGGACTGTGTGAGGCCCGAGCAGTCGAAGGAGCTGGGTCCCTCCGCCCCGAACACGTACGGCTTCCCCAGTTGGGCTCTGGCGAAGGACACTGCCCGTGACGCTGCCTGCGATGGTGCCAGCAGTGGGTCCGGTGCGGGAACCTTGCTGCGGGCCGCCTTGGCCGGAGCCGCGCCACCTGCCGTGAGACCGGCTTTTTTGGAGCACACGGGCCAGGCGCCCGGACCCTGCGCCGCATGTCCCCCGAAGCCCGTCGTCAGAACGCGCTCAGCGACCCGGATCTGCTCACCCTTGCTGGCAAGGTCCGCCCTCGGAGCGAAGGCCGTGCCGCCGTACGCCTTCCAGGTGGACGGGGTGAACTGGAGTCCGCCGTAGAAACCGTTCCCAGTGTTGATCTCCCAGTTGCCGGAAGACTCGCATTCGGCCACCCGGTCCCAAGTCCGAGCCGAGGCGCTGTGTGCCTCGCCAGTGGCCGCCAGGGCCGCGCCGGACCCCAGGGTGCCGGATACCGCCAGAAGGACCGTGGTGCGCCGGGAAACAGCGGGCAGAGCGAAGTGCGGCTCTCTCTGAGCTGAGTGACGGCCCATGTGCAACCTCCGACTGTCAGGAGGTCCCGCCGAGCACAGCCCAGGACGGAACAGGCCGCGTTCGGCGGGACCCGTTCGGTTCTGATCTTCCCACCGGCAGCCACATCGTAGAACGGCCCGGAACATTCACAGGGACCGCAACCGGAGTCGTGCGCCTCATTTGCTCCCGGATCTGTTGCAAAGACAGAGCCTGAGTAACCGCGTTGCCGTCCAGCTCGGACCTGAGCACGTGTACGAGATCATCCAGCTTGGTCTTCTCGGTGGTCACGCGCTCCATCAGGTCGCTCATTAGCTTGATGTCCTGGTGAGCCGTTTGCAGATCTTCCGACAGACGATCACAACATGAGCAGCACCTGCGATGGTTGCGGCGGTGCTTTGCTCTGCGTGCCATATTCGTGGTTCCCTTCTACCGGAAGATATGGCTCCGCCCCGGTGTGGTCCTTCGGCACCCACACCGGGGCGGTCGTATGCTGCATCCCCCACGCTAGACCCGTACGGGCCATCTGACGACACCGAGGGCCCGGTAGGGATCACGATCCGGCCCGAGATCCGTGGGCAGTTCGTAATGGTCCAGGCCCGCCTGCCGGAGGAAGAACGCGTCGCACTGATTGTCGTCCTTGAAGATCACACGGGCCCGCTTCCTGGCCGCAGCGATCATTGCGGCCTTGTCGGCGTTGCCGTTGCCGGTTGCAAACTTCTTGAGCGTCTTGGGAGAGATCAGGACGTAAGGCACCCGATGATCGATGAATTCGGCCCGGATCACTCCCTGCACCATGCCCAGAGGAGCAGCCGAAAAAGACGAGTGCAGCTTGTCTTCCATGATCACTATGTCCGGGGAGGTCTCTGTGATAAAGCGCCGGACCACGTTGCGGATCAGGACCAGCCGGTCATCACCCCAATCCGATTTGCACTTGATCGTAAGCACCCGGTTGTCCGGGAGACAGATGCCGGTCGCCGAGAGGCTCGGGTCCAGGCCCATGATGCGCAAGATCACTCCCATCAGTCCCTGTAGAGGTAGTTCTTGCCCCGGTACTCCGCATGGCTGGTCAGATGGAACGCCTCATGACTCTTGCACCAGTACGTTCCGTTGCACCGCTGATTGCCCTTCTTCCACCGGCGCAACAGCTCTGCACGGGCCTCTATCCGGCTGGTCCAGCCGTAGATCTTGGAGCACCCAGGGACCGGGTCGACCTTCATGACGTCTCGGTCATCGCTGTGACTCCCTCTCGCACTTGCAGTCGCCCTTACACGTCCCCCACGTGTCGTCACAGACCCCGTCGCAGAACTCCGACTCACACGGGCCGTAGATCCGCCCGTTGAGGCACATGTACCACCCACTGTTGTCGTGACCGCACGCGCACCGGCCAGGGTCCTCCGTGCTGATCGTTACGGAGACATTCGGATCACTCGGCACTACTGATCACCGCCTTGGTCCGGATCAGGTAATCGATGGCCGCCGCGAGTAGCTCCGGGTTGTCCTCGAAGTGGCCTATGCCTCGGTTGCAGTTGTGGCACAGGACACCCCGCACCGAGCCCGTATCATGATCATGGTCGACAGCCTCGCCGGGGCCGTTGCAGATCTCGCAGGTTCGGCCCTCCCTGAGCGCCCTAGCCTCTCCGATGGTGAGGCCATGACCGTTCACTCGGTCCGCGTAGGTGCTCCTCTCGTGAGCGTTCCGACACCCTCTCCGAGCCACAAGAATCGTTGGTCCACACCACACGCATATACCCGTACTCGAATCTGGATCTTTGGAGATCAAGAAGTGCGCCAAGGGCTTGTGGATCTTTCCATGGCACTTGCCCCCGAGCCCGAGGGTCCGGGCAGGGAGAATCCGGACCGTAGTCTCGCAACGATCACACCAGGCCGTACGACGCCGACCGTAGATCACAGACAGCTTGTGATACGTCTTAGGAGCCATGATCATCCCTTCGCGGAGCATTCGCCCCAGCTTGATCCAACGGGCGAGAGATCCGCGAGGATAGGGACTCCACGCCAGACCCATTCGAAGCTGTCCTTGATGTTCTTCCCAATGATCTCCGCCTGGTCCGCTGGCACCGAAAATATGAATTCATCGTGGGCGTGACCTCGAAGATATTTTACGTAGTCGGGGTGTTTGTCGACCAACATCAACAACGACTCGCAAGTTATGTCACGCGCCGTGCCCTGGCCCATGAGGGCAGGGCCCACGGTGTAGGCCCACGACGGATCGCACCGCATCTTGCGGCCGAATCCGTTGTCCAACAGCTCCCCGTCGCTCGCGCGCTCGCGCACCTCGTCACGCCACTCGCAGAGTCTGGGGAAGTTGTTGGCCATGCCGTTGACGAAGGTCCAGACGACGTCCGGTTTGGCACCCTCACGGATCATTCGCTTGGCGCCGAGCCCGTAGTTCCAGCCGTGGCCGCGTGCCTTCGCCTCATGGCGCGAGATGCCGAGCATGTCGGCAACCTCCTGGTGCGCGTCACGCCCCGGCTCGAAGAGCTTCATGTAGTTTCGATCTTGGCTGTGCGCCGCCACGGCGCGCATGTCCACCTGGGACAGGTCGCAGGTGATCACCACATGGCCAGGGTCCGCCACGAACACGTCACGCTCGATGTGCTTGCCGTCGCGCTTGCCGTGCACGGTGAAGCCGGACCCTACCGACCACCTGCCGGACGCCTGACGCATGCTCACCGAAGGGTGGACACGCCCGTCCGGCGCGAGGTTGTTGGCGTCCGTCTGGTAGATGGTGCGGACCGTGGTGACGACAGTGACCAGTTCGCACAGCCGGGCCACACCGCCGAGATGGTACTGGCCGTCGTAGTAGTCGGACATGAGCTGCATGGCATCCCGGCCGGTCGCGATGTCCTTGACGTCCACGCCGGTGACCGGGTGAGTGATCACGGTCTTGTCGACCTGGGGGAAATACTTGGCCCCCAGATCAGCGAAGGCTCTGATCAACGCATCCTTGCCGTCACGCGTCGCCAGAGGCGCTTTGTACGGAACGAAGTGCTCCGTCTTGTTGGGCTTCCGGCCCCGTTCCACGGTCCGGCCCAGAGGGATGTTGTAGCGCTCGTTCAGCTCCTTCAGCGCCGCAGCCTTACGTTCCTGCCCCTCCCTGATCCGCTGCCGGAGCAGCGGCTCGTCGATCCTGAAGCCGTTCAGAGTCATGTGTCCGGCCAGGGTGGCAAGACGGTGCTCACGGTCGATGTACGGCGTGCGGAACAGCAGTCCGGCCACCTCGCGCGCCGCGATCACGTCCTGTACGAGGTAGGCCCGGAAGTCCGGGTCCTCGATCGGGATCCGGTCGTAGCCACCGTGCTTGCGCTTCAGCGACCCCAGTCCTGTGTCCCCGGTGATCTTGCCCTCGACCCCGAGCCGCCTGGCCACGTGGTCGAGATCGTACTTGTCCTCCGAGCCGTGCTCGCGTGAGCGAGGTGGTGTGTGCTGCCGGGACGCCGGATCGGTGTCCCACGCCTTGGCCGCGAGAGCAGCGAAGTCGGCCCCGTGATGCCAGGCCAGTGCCAGCAGATCGAACGAGATGATGTTGTGGCCCTGAATCACGTCAGCCGCATCCAGGGCCGCGATCAGCTCGCCCATGTCCGTGGTCAGGATCACGGGACCATCGTTGACGGCGTACCCGGCGAGTCGGCAGAACGGGCCGTCCACCGGCCGGTAACCGTCCGGGATCTTCACCCGCATCGTGAAGAGGGCTTCGGCTGACGCAGTCTCGATGTCAAAACGTGAGCACCCGAGTGCTCATACCAACCACCCCCAGTTACGGCCGCGCCGTATGTCGTTGACAGCCCCTCGGGATACTCCGTACCTCTCAGCGATCTTGGATTCCGTCAGAGCACCGAACAGCCCTCGGATCTCACGTACCTGATCTTCAGTCAGTTTGACCATGTTGTGGCCGGTGCCCCGGAGACTGGTCCCATGTTGGATCTTGTCCGCATGGTTCCCGGGATGTGTGTCCCACCGGAGGTTGCTCGCGTGGTTGTTGAACCGGTCACCATCGTTGTGAGCCACCTCGTGCGCAGAAGTAGGCGCCGGGCCATGGAAGGCCGTGCACACGATGACGTGCACACTGGTGGACAGGTAGCGGCCGTTCCGCTCGATGCCCACGTGGAGGTACCCGGACCCCGACAGACCCGGTTTCAACCATCCGGGATGCCACCTACCAGGGCCCTGAATCCGTCCGTCATCAGAGATCACGTAGCCCGGATACTCCGAGCAGATTCGCACCCTCATTTCATCACCGCCCGCATGGCCTTGGCGACCATCCGCACCTCGTACCGGAGCACACGGAGCGCGGTCAGGGTCCCCGGCTCGTACACCTCCCCGTAGATGGTCACGCGCCGGTCGAGCCGGTCGGCCAGTTGCTCGAAGGCCGTAGCCGTGACATCCAGTGCCTCGCGCCGGGCCGTGGTCTGTGCAGCCAGCTTCCGCAGGTTGGTGATCATCTGTCACGCCTCCGGGTCGTAGCGCCGGACAGTGATCGTCTGCGGCTCATGCTCCTTGCTCAGACGGGACGTCAGTTCCGCGAACCGGCCGTTGTACTCCGAGCCGATCTTGACCACGGCCACTGAAGTGCCGTAGGGGTTGAACTGGTTGCCCTCGGTCCAGGCGAAGTCGCCCACGGCAAGGTCCCCTACGTCCTTGGCGACCTTGTACGCGTACGTCTTGCCAGTGCCGCCGGGGAACCTCACCTGAACGATCTGGCACCCGTCCTCAGCACGTTCCCGGAACGGGCCCTTCATACTGCTCATGATGATCTGACTCTCTTCCTTTGTGTCGTGGCACTCGCACAGACACGAATTGCCGTTGTCGTGACACCCTTCCGGCCCGAGCACGCGGTGAACCCGGTAGTGATCACCGTCCCTGCATGCCACCGAGCTGTACGGGAACATCGCCCGCACGGGGTCGGGGTCCCGGGCTTCTTGGATGATCAGAGCCCGATAGGCGCGACGACTGGCCGTCGATCTGTTGAAAAGAGCAGCCACGGTCAGCCCTCCCGCTCCAGGAACTCCGTCAGCGAGTTTCTGATCTCTGCGAAGAAGTCCCCGTAGCCCTGCGCCAGGCTCGCATCCATGTTCACCACGGCGCGGGCTTCCGCCTCGGTCATGGAGATCGTGATGTGCGCCACACGTCCGCTGCCCGGAACGACAGTGACGGGGATCATGAGGTTGGCCATGCGTCCAGCTCCGGTGCCGCTCACCTGCGCCCCCGGGTGGTCTTGATGTTGAACAGCCTCGGACCGTGCGCCGGGGGCAGGTCCGCCAGGCAGGCCCGGCCGTGCGCGCTCAGGCACCAGGTGTGGTCAGCGGAGAACAACAGCCACCCGGAGTCTTCCAGCCGGTCAAGGATCACGTACACGGCCGAGAGACCGAGATTGGTGTCCCCTGAGACCACGATCGCGGTGGCAGGGCCCTTGTCGAGCCGCTCGACGACCCGGCGCACTTTGCGCGTCACACGGACTGTCACGCGTGACCCCCGGCGTCCTTGGTCTGCTTGGCGCCCTGGTCGCTCCGGTACGCCGACTCCCGGTTGTGGCCCAGCTCGATCTTCAGCCGGAGTGAGCGGATGCCGCCCCGGAAAGAGACGCGGGCCCGGAGGTGGTCATCGCCCGTAGCTCCAGCCGCGCGGGCGTCACGGCAGAACTTCTCAAGATCTACCAGGGTCATGTCCTCGTCGGACTCGAAGCTGAAGGGCCGGTGCACGGTCACAGGTTCCCGCCCTCGGTGGAAGCGAAGTAGTCGGCGAGGGCCCACCGGATCACGGCCGACTGCGGCACGCTGTCCTTCCGGGCCGCCGCTACGAGCTTGCCGAACAGCTCCGGGGGCACCTGCGCGCCCACGTGCTTCCAGTCGGCCTGGAGGCCGGTGCCCTCACGCTCATCTTTGATCTTGCTGTTGTTTGCTGTCATGCCATGAATCCTAACATCCAAGGTGTGTGGCCAGCGTGAGTTCCACATCGCGAGCGATGCGAGTGGATCAAGGGGCCGGGCCTGATGGGCCTGTACGGGGCACGGCCACTTGTAAAGATCCAAAGGGAGGGGCCCACTTTACGGTGTACAGGGGCTCTGACCTGCAAAAACAGTGGGCCCCTCGGTGTGTGTAAAAAACCGTGCCCCTTGCCAAGGGGCCCACAGGGGCCCACTTTTTCTGATCATGCCCCTGACCTGCGAAAAAGATGGGCCCCTCAGTAGGGGCCCACAGGGGCCCGGCCTAGTGGGCCCCTGGGCCCCTCTCTTAGGAGAGGGGCCCACCCAGGGGCACGGCGGTAGGGAGGGGTGCAGAGACATTACACAGAAGAGCTTTCTGTAGAGGAGATTTGATCTTGCTCCATGGCCGCTCGTTCCTGTCGAGCGACCAACGCAGTACGCCAGTCGTCGGTCTTCCCCCGGATCTCTATGGAGCGGGCTTCGAGCCATGCGCGGGCACGGCGGAAGCTCAGTCCCAACGGGAGGTCTGCTTCGTTCATCTCGCGCATGATCCGCTGAACGTTGGCACTTGGCCCCTGTGCCGTGCTCCGCGTTCCGCCACGGGGCCCCTGTGCGTCCCCAAGGGTGATGTAGGCCGCCGCACCCCGCTTCGGCTCGAACGGGTCCGGCCCCGGGATGGTCCCGAGCCGGAGCGCGTACCTCTGCCCGGCTTCCCCCTCCTTGGTCTTCCGCCGGATGAGGACCCGTGGGGCGTCGGGACTGCGGTCTTCGTTGTCCGGCCCGTCCAGCTTGATCACGTATGCATCGTCGGCGTCGTCCTCCTGACTCGACGAACCGCGCGCGTGGATACCCTCGTACCCGGTGTGCGCCAGCATGATCACCGTACAGCCGGTCTCGTCCTTGATCTTCTGGAGACCTTCCATCACGGTGCCCTGGTCCTTGGCCTGGTTCTCGTCGATACCCGGGGCGCACCGGTGCAGGGTGTCGAAAATGACGACCTTCGCCCCGGTCTTGCGCATCTGACGGATGATCTTCGCGACCTCTTCCGGCTTGGTCGGGTTGAGCCCCTTGGGCGTTACGGTCAGGTCCTTGACGAGATCACCATCGTTGAACGCCTGTTCCCACGCCGCGATCCGGCTGAGGATGCCCCGGTGACCCTCTGCCGCGATGTACAGCACCGGCCCCGACTCGCACACCCGGTGACCCTCCCAGTCCTTGCCGGTGGCGATACAGCCTGCCCACGCCAGTGCCAGGAAAGTTTTGTACGTGCCGAACTTGCCGGACAGCCACACCACGGACGCCTTATTGATCATGTCTTCGATCAACGGCTCTACCGCCGGTAGGTTAACCAGCGCCTCACGTGTCAGGAACAGTTCGTCGGTGTCGTCCTCCGGCGCGTCCGGTGCGTCCCGCACCGCCGTGGACAGCAGATCGTTGAACTCGTCCTCGCGCCCGTCCCCGGTGGCCGCGTACCAGTCCTCTTCCAGCCGGTTGAAAACCCCCTTGGCCGCCACCTTGCCCTCGACCGCCGCGCGTGCCGCCCACCCGAGCGCTTGCATCATGGTGTCGTGGCGTGATCCTTCTTTGCGGCTGAACTTGGTGCGGATCTTGTCCACGAGATCGGGATCGAACTCGTCGGTGAAGTCCTCCTCGAACTCCTCCACCGACCTGCCCGCGCCCGGGGTGTGGTCGCGCTGGTCCTTGCTCAGGTGTTCCAGCCACGACGCGGGCAGATACGGTATGTCGTCCAGGCCGGGCGGTCCGCAAGCTTTGCCGTCCGGGTCGTACCACTGGTACTTCGATCCGGTTTTGGGATGCACCGAGGGCGCGACCACGGCGTACCGCAAGTGATGCTGGACCGTGTCGATGTCCGGTCCGGCCGCGCCTTCCAGCTCACCCGCGTTCTTCGGGATCTTGAAAAAGTGGATCCGGCTCGGGGAGGTCTCGCCGCGCGCGGTGCTGGTCCAGGTGGGGGGGAGTGGCCCGAGCCGTGTTTCCAGACTGGCGAGGGTGTCCGCCCCGGCTTTCGTGTTGCCGTGCCCGTCGTCGTACCCGTGGTCCACGTCGATGCCCACGTAGCCGGTGGGCAAACGCCATGCAAGGTTGTATGCCGCGTACTTGGCGATGGTCTTGGGGTCCGCGTACTCGTCCGGCTGTGTTTGCCTGCCGTCCCGGCCGTGCGCTCCCTTGAACGCGGGCAGTTTGGTCGACCGCACAAGCGGGATGATGCCGGTGTAGTCCTTCTGGGCGTACCGGAGAGCCGCCGATCCGTACGGCTGCGATGTGGTTTTCGCGTGGCCGTTCAGTGTGGTGTGCGCTCCGGGTTCACCGGGTGCGGGGCCCATGAGGAAGTCGACCGCAGATGACGGAGTGGTCATACCCGGTACCCCGCCGCCGCCGTTGTCACGCGGACAGGTCCGCTCTTGATACTGTGGTACATGGCAGCTCGCTCCTGCTCGTTGGCCCCCGGTGACCATGCGCCTGGTCCCGGGGGTCACTCATGTTCGGGGTGCCCCATCTTAGGGGCGGGGGGTCCCGCTCTCGCCATGCTCGAACCGCGCGGACCGAGCGGCCATCAGGGCGTCGTTGATCCGCTGTGCTTCAGCATTCGCAGCATCCAGGGTCGGCCCTGTCAGGCTCGGGGGTTCCCCTCCCGGTAGCCACAGGGACTGGACGGCGTCCCAATGATCCACGGGTATCCCGTGACACCTTTCGATGTCCGCTACGAGATCTCTGGACGGACCAAGGGTGTGGGTCGGGTCGGTGCTCGGGGGGACGATCGCGTACTGCGGCATGGCTGTCAGCACGGGTATCCCGATCACCAGTTCTTGACGGATCTTCATGCCCGTAACTTTCCGGGGGACGTCGCCCGGGATCATCCGTACCTTGTTCCCGGTCTCCGACACGGCGTGTCCTAGTTCGATCAATAGCCGGAGTTCTCGTTTGGTCGGCTTCTGCCCTTTGATCTCTACCCACGCCCCCGCGTCCGGGAGGCGGAAATCAGGGAGGTACCGGCCGCTGGGAAGTTCGAATCCCTCCGGCTCGTACTCCCAGCCGATCTTCAGAGCGTCGAAGAACACCGCCCATCGAGCTTCGAGGCGGCTGCGGAACCGGCACCCCGCGTAACGGGTCTCAATGGCTTTGATCATGTTCTCCTCCTGTTGTTACCGCCCGGTAAGAGATCCAAAGCTCTGTGCGTCCCGCTGACGAGATCGTTTGTCTCCCGGACCCCCTTTCACCAGGACTAAGATCAAAAGCATTTTGCCTGGTCAGGCGATGGTTGGAGCGAACCTCTCGATTCGGACACTTGATCTTGCTCACGCTCAGTAGTCCGCACGCTCGGGTACGAGCAGCGCGTCCAGCTCTTCGCGCTTGATCAGAGTCCGGCCGGTGCCGGTCCGGTACCGGGTGAGCCTGCCTTCCTTGAGCCACCGGTAGATCGTCGGGATGGTCCGGCCGGAGAGCGTGGCCGCCTCGCGCACGGTGACGTACCCGGAGTCGTTCGAGTTCACGATGATGATCCTTTTCTGGTTCGGGGACATGTAGATCACTTTACCATGACGTGTTGCAATCGCTATCGGCGGCATGTAGCTTGGGAAGCGAACGACCACGACCACCTAGAGGAAGATCACCACATGCCCCAGTTTCACGAACTGGCAGATATCGTCCCCCTGATGGAGGGCGAGGCTTTCGAGCGGCTCGTCGAGGACGTCCGGGCGCACGGCGTTCTGGACGCCATCGTGCTGTACGAAGGCAAGATCCTTGACGGCCGCAACCGTTACCGCGCGCTGGACGAGGTCAACAAGGGCCGGACGCCCACCGAGCGCATGGCTCACCGGGAGATCAAGTTCGAGGAGCGCTACCCGGACACCGATCCGGCCGAATTCGTCTGGTCCAAGAACGTGGCCCGGCGTCAGCTCACCCCGGGTCAGGAAGCACTGGCCGCCTCCAAGATGGCCACCGTCAAAGTCGGCAGCAACCAATACGCCCGTAAGTACCTCCCGGAAGGCTCTGCCGATCGGCAGAACCAGGCCAGTGCCGTTCACGAGGTGTCGAAGAGCACCGGCGTGCCGGTCCGGAACATCGGGAAGGCCCGTGCCGTACAGCAGAAGGCCATCCCCGAGGTCACGGAGAAGGTGGCGTCCGGCGCACTCGCGCTCGACGTCGCCGACCAGATCGCCAAGCTTCCCGAGGAGAAGCAGGCAGAGGTTGTCGAACTGGGGGACGTCCGCAAGATCCGCAACGCCATCCGTGAAGCCAAGGGAGAAGCGCCGGTGAACAACGGTGCCCCGGGCCGTGGCCGCGTCGGTCCCAAGATCCTCATGGCCCGTCACATGGATCTTCCCGACCTTTCCATGGTCCAGAAGATCGGCGAGGACTGGGAAGAGAACGCTGAGCTGATCAAGGAGCTGGACCCCGAGCGGGTGACGGAGTTCCTGGCCATGCTCAAGAAGTCCCGCACCGCCACCACCCGGCTCATCAACCTGATCGAGCACGGTGACGTCCGGGGCACGCTGGCCAAGTCCAGCTCACTCAAGACGTCGGGCGCCAAGGGCAACGCTGCCAGTACTACGGCCACGGCCGCCCGGAAGAAGGCCGCGCCGAAGGCGTCGGCAGCGAAGAAGGCGCCCGGCACGATCACCGCGTCCGGCGCTCCCACGGTGCCGTCCGTCCGTAAAGCCGTAGCCAACAGCAAGGCACCGACCACCGCCTCCAAGACCGCCAAGGCCACGGCCGCCGCCAAGGCCGTACGCGCCGACAAGGCCGATGCCCTCCGCAAGATCGCCACCCCGGCACCCGCCGAGGCGGTCACTTCAGATGCGCCTGTCGTGAGCGCAGCGAACGAGAAGAGCGAGACCACCAAGTGATCAAAACTGAAACGCGGGAACTCCCCGCCAGCATCCTGACGATCGACCCCCGGGTGCAGCGGAAGCTGGACCAGCGCCGGGTGGACAAGCTGGCCGCCGAGTGGGATGACCTCATGGTCGGCATCCTCACTGTGTCGCGCCGCACGTCGGCCGTCCCCGGTGATCCGTTCCACGACAACGACGCGCCGGACGAGTTCGTCGTCCTGGACGGGCAGACCCGTCTCGCCGCTTTCCGTCAGGTGTGCGGCCAGGACACCGACATGCTGATCCTGGCGCAGGTGCACATCGGCCTGACTCTCGAAGAGGAAGCGGAGATCTTCCTCAAGCACAACAACCGGAAGGCCGTCAGCTCCACGGACCGGTTCCGTATCGCCGTGGTGGCCGGTGAGCCGTGGGCCCTCGACATCACCGAGATCCTGGCCGAGCACAACTGGACGGCGCGCGGCGTCACGGTCGACGGCAAGCCCATGCGTCAGTTCAGCGGTGTGATGGCCGCAGAGAAGATCTACCGTCAGGGCGGCTACAAGGCGCTCAAGAACACGTTCGTCACCATCGAGAACGCGTGGGGGTCCCGGGGCGAGGCGGTGTGCACGCACACCCTGTACGGGCTCGGTCTGCTACACGCCCGTCACCCCGAGCTGACCTCCAAGCAGCTTCACGGGCTGGTCACCAAGCTGTCCAAGGTGTCGGTCGGCACGTTCATCGGTGAGATCACCTCGGACCGGCGCCGGTATAACCAGTCCCTCCAGTCGGCCGCGTACAGCTACGTGATCGAGCTGTACAACAAGGGCCGCAGCGGAAACAACCGGCTGAGCTGACCAGTGACCGCCACGGGGCGCCGGATGAACTCCGGCGCCCCCCGTGAAGGAGAACCGATGAGCGAATTGATCATCACACTCTTGAGTGTGTCCGCCTACTTCACCGGCTGGGCCTTCGGAACCCGGTTGATCTACGGCCGGTTGCGGTCCAGGTCTATCGCCTACAACACGAAACGATGGCCCACCTTGTACGAATCCGATCCCATAGATCACTGGAATCACAGGGACCGGTCCCAAGTGATCATTTCTTCCATGCTGTTCGGGCTGGTATGGCCGCTGATACCGCTGATGCTCCCGGCCCGGAAGCTGGGACGGTGGATCTTCGGTCACCCCCCGCTGTCCGCCGTGGAACGGGAGATCGAGCACCGGCGCATGGCGGACCGGATCGCCGGACTGGAACGGGAGCTGAAGATCAAATGATCTGTCCTTCATGCGCCGAGGGCGACCACTGCAACGACTCGGGTTGTACCTGCGGGCATCGCCCCCGTGCTCCTCGCCGGGCCCTGACGGACCCTCTCGTGCCGCTCGGGCCCGAGCCGGTACGTCCGGACCTGTCGGTCCCCCCCGTGCCCTCAGCGGACAGCACACGGCCGTTCACGGCTGTACTGGCCGAATGGCTGCGCGAGCACCGTGCCGGTCATTTCGCCCGCGCGGCTGTACTCCGGCGCCGGTTGACCGACTACATCGAGAGGACGGACTAATGGCCGACGAAGCGTTCCAGAAGATCGTCACGTACGGGTGCAACGTGCCCCCGGGGGGTGCTCCGGACTGGGTTCGCGCGGAGCTTCGTCCGCTGGTCCAGGGTCTGTTCGACGAGGTAGCCGGAGAGATCGCCGCTCACTGGGGACCGACCGACGTCAACGCCGAGGGTCTGGCGTTCGCGCTCGGTTATCTGCACACCCGCTACGGAGGCACCGAATGATCACTGCACTCATCGTGTCCGGCTCCGTCGGTTCATACCTCGCCGTGGCTCTGCTGGTCGCACGCGTCACCTACGGCCGCATCTACCGCGAGGAGATCGGCAGACATTCGATTCTGCCCGGCACCCCGGAGTGGAACGTCACCGGAATCAAGAAAAAGGCCCGGTACGAGGCTCGCGTCGATGCCGGATGGATGTCCGTCATATGGCCGCTGAGCGTGCCGCTGTGGCTGGTCTTCGAGACCGGCTTCTGGGCCTGCCGCCGGTTCGTGACGGACGGGGTGCGGGAGCCGGACAGTGTCCGTGCCTGGGACCAGGCGCACCGCATCGGGGATCTTGAACACGAGGTGGCCGAGCTGAAGCGTGCCGCCGGTGACGACTACGACGAGGAGGAAGATCGTGACTGACGTATCAGAGATCGCACGCCGGTACCGCACCGCCAACGTACTCGGCGAAGTCATGGCCGAACGAGCGAAGCAGTACGAGAAGTGGGGAGACCAGGTTCTCCCGTTCCATCAGCCCGGAGATCACAACGGCGTGGTCATCGTCGGCCGCTCGTACACGGTCATGGCGGAGATGATGAAGACCCGCTGTGACATCTACCGGGACCACGCACTGGCCGGTCACCCCGACCTGCGGAACAACGCGCTGGTCCTCCTGGAAGAGGTCTTCGAGGCACTGGCCGAGACGGACCCTGTGAAGATCCGCGCGGAGCTGGTACAGGTCGCAGCGGTAGCGGTCAAGGCAATCGAGACCCTGGACCGCCGGGAGGTCTCGTGAGCGACTGGCTTATCAGCTACGGATCCTGGTGCCTCGCGCCGTTCGGACTGCTGGGAATGTGGGCCGCCGGACGGAAAAAGGCGTGGGGCTGGGCCCTGTCGTTGTGCACTCAGGTCCTGTGGGGCTTCTACGCGGTAGGCACCGGGCAGTACGGGTTCCTGATAGGGACGTGCTCTTACGCACTGGTCTACGCCCGGAATTGGCACATCTGGCGTCGCGACGCACGCGACAGCAACGAAGGAGCCAAGGAGGACGACCGGCCGTCCGAGCAGGAAGTGCGCGCGGCTGAGTGCGTGATCAATGACCAGAAGGCCACCCTCGACGAGGTGGCCGCCGCCGACACGGTACTGCGCCGGGCCGAGCAAGAGGGCGTCTGGCCGGACAACCGCCCCGGTGTCAAGCACAGCGACGAAGGAGCCAAGTGATGGCCCGGCCGTACAGCGGTGCCAAACCGTGGAAGCCCTATCCCTCGCAACTGGAAGCCCTCCGGGCCGTGGCCGACGGCTGCTCGCTCAGCGAGGGGGGCCGGAAGATCGGTCTGGAACAGCAGGACATGGCCAGTCGAATATCCAGCCTGTACACGAGGCTCGGTATCACTGCGGACAACGCGCCGGGTCACCATCTGTCGCAGCACCGCCGATGGGTCGCCATCAAGATCTGCAAGGACCACGGATGGTGGGACGAATGAGTGCGTACCTGATGACCGGTGAGTTCCGGGACTTCGTGATCGACATAGGCGAGGACGGCGGAAAACTGACGATCACGCAGTCCGTGCCGCCGGTCTACCTGATCAATGGTGGAGTGGTCAACGAAGCCGCCGCGTACGCCTGGATCCGGCACTGGCACGCTCTTCGGGACGCAGCCACACCCGTCGATCCGCCGTTCTCATGCTTGTGCGAGCCGTGCCAGAAGACCCGGGAGCTGCACCGGTGACCCCCCGTCAGGCGAGGCCCCGGCCGACCAAGCACACCGGTCTGCTCGGGGTACAGGCCGACTGTGACGACTGTCTCTGGCAGTCCTGTGAACGCAACGCTTCGGGTACGGCCGCGTGCCATGCCCGGGACTACGGCCACACCGTACGCGTAGAGCAGACCACCATCGTCATCTACAACAAGAAGGACCCGCAATCGTGATCAGTGAGCTGACCCTGGCCGAGCTGCGCTGCAAGCACGCTCAGCTATCCCTCAGGGCCGAACAGGGGCGGGCCCGGTGGCGCGGCATGGTCAACGCGTCATCAGGCGCTGCCGCCGCCGGTCGGCGTGTCAAGGATCTTCAGGCCCGTGCCGGTGAGTACGAGATGATCATCAGGAGCCTCACATGACTGTGTCGATCTTGCCCCTCCGTGACTACCAGCGCGGTGCAGTGGATGCGGTGCAGGACGCGCATGCCGCCGGGATGAACTTCCCGGCGGTGGTCCTGCCGTGCGGATCCGGGAAGTCGGTCATCCTGGCCCATCTGGCCGCCGAGAATCTGGCCGCGCACCGTGGCCGGAACCTCGTGCTCGTCCACCGCGACGAGATCGTTGACCAGTTGATCAGCCAGATCAGGGCGGTCGCGCCGTGCCTCACGGTGGGCAAGGTGAAGGCCGCAGACGACGAGGTGATGGCGGACGTGGTGGTCGCCAGTGTGCAGACCGTGTCCCGGCCGGAAAGGCTCCGGCGTCTGGTCGCCTCGCAGTACCAAGTTGCTCCGAGATCCGCACACCCGAAGAACTTCGGGCTGGTGATCACCGATGAGTGCCACCGGTCGGCAGCTCCTAGCTACCTCAAGATCTACGACGCGTTCCCGGGAGCCAAGAAGGCGGGGTTCACCGCCACGCTGTCACGCGGCGACGGAGTCGGCCTCGGGTCCGTCATCGACGATGTGGTGTTCACCCGGTCATGGCTATGGATGATCAAGAACGGGTACCTCGTGGACCCGGTGGGGCAGGTGGCCACCGTGGAAGACCTGGACCTGTCCGGCGTCCGCCGGAGCGGGGGTGACTACGCGGCTGGTGCCCTGGGTGAGGCACTGCTCGACACCGGGGCGCCCGAGGTCATCGCGGCGGCATACCGGCGCTACGCGTGGGACCGCTCCGGCGTGGTGTTCACGCCGACCGTGGCCGCCGCCTACGGCGTGCGCGAGGCGCTGGCCACTGCGGGTACCACGGCCGCCGTGGTGGACGCTGCTACACCCCGTGCGGACCGTCTGCGGATCTACGAAGACTCACGCAGCGGCAGGGTCCAGGTCATCGTCAACTGTGCGGTGCTGGTCGAGGGAGCTGACTTCCCGTGGGTGTCCGCCGTAGTGCCCCCTATCACCCGGTCTCAGGGCCGGTTCCAGCAGTCGGTGGGCCGGGCCATGCGCACGTTCCCCGGCAAGCAGGACGCGCTGGTGCTGTCCGTGGGCGGTATGTCCGGGAGGCTCTGCACACTGGTGGACCTTCAGCCCGGGACCGTGCGGGCCGTCAGGCCGGGGGAATCTCTGGTTGAAGCGGAAGTCCGGGAGAAAGCCGAGGCGGACCGGACCGTACCCGCCAGCACGCGCGGGTTCGATCTGAAGGTCCGGCACGTCGACATGTTCGCAGCGAGCCGGAGTGTGTGGCTGCGCACCCACGGAGGGGTGTACTTCGTCCCCGTGGCGGACGGCGAGGTCTTCCTCTGGAAGGGCTCCGACGGTATGTGGGAAGTCCGCCACGCACCGCGTGACACGTCCCGTCTCAAGATCGTGTGGCCGGTCCTGTACGAAGGTCTTTCCCTGGAGATGGCCATGGCGTTCGGCGAGGCTGCTTCCGAGGATCTGGAGACCGGCTCCGCCCGTGTGTCGAGCAAGGCAGCGTCGTGGCGCAAGTCCAAAGCCGGTCCCACCGAGGGCCAGATGGCCGCCTGCCGCGTCCACGGGGTGGCCGTGCCCGAGGGTGCCACCCGCGCTCAGGTGTCCGATCTGCTGTCCGTACACGTGGCCAGTGCGAAGTTCGATCCGTTCGCTGTCCGGCTGGCCCGGCAGACCACTGTCAGTGCCCCGTAGGAGGATGAACCCATGACCGCCAATCCCAACGATTCAACCGGCTTCCTGATGGGCGACACCCCAGAACCTGAGGAAGACGACCAGGGCCCCCCGTGGATCACCGCACGGTACGACGGGTTCTGTTCCGCGTGCGAGGAGTTCCACATCACGGCCGGTGAGACCCGCATCCGTGCCGACGGGTGCGGGGGCTGGGAAGCCGAGGAGTGTGCTTGGTGAAGATCAAAAGCATCGAGCTGGAGAACAGCCTGCCGGTCCGGATCGTGGTTGAGCTGACGGTCGAGGAGGCCGCACAGATCGCGAAGTGGACCGGGTCCCTGTCCCCGGTCACTGGCATGACCGGCGAGACGTCCGAGCTGTACGGGGCCTTGACCGGAAGTGTCTTCAATCGCTTCTGGGACGACGGAGTCGACGGGTACCTGAGAGGTGAGACCGAGTGAAAGCGCGAACAATTCTCATGTGCGGTGGACCGGCCGACGGGCGATGGGTGACTGTGCCGCCAGGAGCCACGTACCAGGACGTGATGGAGCCGGTCCGCCCGTCGGTGCGGATGCTGTCCCAGGAGGAAGCCCTGGCGCAAGTGCAGGGAGAACTGACCCGGGTCAGGTACCGGATCACATCGGTGCCGGTCGCGGGCCATGAACTGTGGATAGGGGTGTGTGAGGCCGAGGCGTACGACGACCGGGCCGTCTTGCGCGCGATCTTGCAGCGTGATGTTGCTCAGTACCTGGGGGCGTACCGATGAACGCTCCTGTAGAAATCAGCGGGTACTGCCCGGCGTGCGGACATGGGTCCCTCGTGATCTACCCGGCACCTCTCAACGCCGTGCCGATATGGGTCATGTGCTGCTGGCCCGACTGCCCCCGTCCGACTGCCGCGCACGAAATCCTCGCCGACCGGGAGACGGAGCACATCGTCGACCTCGGAACGGAAGGGTTCACGCTCCGGCATCCCCTGCGCGAGCGCCTGGACGATGCGCTCATGGACTGCGACGTACATGCGCGACTGGCCGCCGGAGGCCCGCCCGCGAGCACCGGCCGGTTCCGGGTCAGGCTCCACACAGTGGAAGAGCCGGACGGCGTAGAGCTGACCTTCGAGCCACTGGAAGACCAGGAGTGATCACCATGTCGGACAGCAACGATTTCCTGATGAGCGACGGACCCCCGGCGCCCGACCCCATGGACGTGCTCATGGCCGAGGACCGGCCGAGCAACGGACTCGACAAGCTGTACAAGAACAAACGCTATTACCTGCCGGACCCGGTCACCGGTCTGCTCCGCACCTGGACGCGCGTCACCACCATGGCCGAGACGACCAGTGATCTTTACGCACTGAACCTCTGGCGTATCCGCATGATGATCATCGGTCTGACCCGGAACCCGGAGCTGCTCGACGAACTACGGGAGCTGGACGAGTTCGACCCCGAGACCGGCAAGGGAAAGCTCGACCCCAAGCTGCACAAAGACAAGTTGAACAAGATCGGATTCCGGTCGCAGGATCTCGCCGGAGCCAAGGTGCCCGCCGGGTGGGGCACCCGCATGCACACCTGGATCGAGAAGCTGTCCCGCGACGAGATCACTCTGTCCGAGGTGGAGGACAAGTACCGCGACGAGGTGACCGCGTGGCATGCCGCGATGCAGGGTGCGGAGCTGTCCGCCGTGCCCCATCTCATCGAGCGCCGGGTGTCCATTCCTGTGTACGGCACGGCTGGGACCTTGGACCAGATCGACCGTGTGCACCGGTCCCGGTCCATCCGGCTCGGTAACCGGGTCGTCCGGCTCAACGCGGGTGACCACCTCGTGGGCGACGTCAAGGGGTTGGCCCTCACGGAGCGCATCCCTACTCCGGACGGCTGGGCGACCATGGGCGAACTCCGCACCGGTGACCAGGTGTTCGACGCGTACGGCACGCCGTGCAACGTGACCGAGAAGTCCCCGGTGAAGAGGATCGGAACGTACATCGTCCGGTTCGATGACGGGTCCTCCGTGGTGTGCGACCGTGAGCACATCTGGTGGACGGCTGCCGGATTCGGGACCAACGTGCGCCCTCCGTTCAAGCCGACTGCCAAGCCCGTATCAGAGATCATCAGTACGTTGCGGAACAGCAACGGGGCGCAGCACCGGGTTCCGGTGGCCGGTCCATTGGATCTTCCGGAATCCGATCTCCCCATTGATCCGTACCTCTTGGGGTGCTGGCTCGGGGACGGTGCGGTACGCGGTGGGACCATTCACAAGGGCCGCGATCTGTTCGAGATCCTGGAAGCTGATGGTCATTCGCTCGGGGTGGAACAGGACGACAAATCTGATCACTGTGTTGCACGCACAGTGATCGGCTTGACTACGCAGCTCCGGGCGGCTGGTTTGCTGCACAACAAGCACATCCCGGCCTACTACCTCCGGGCATCCGCCGGGCAGCGTGTGCGCCTGCTACAGGGCTTGATGGACACCGACGGGACATGGAACACCGCTCGGAATTCCGCCGCGTTCAGCACCACGGACAAGGCTCTCGCCGGACAGGTTGAAGAGCTGATGCTGTCCCTTGGGCAGCGTCCGCACGTGTCATACATGAAACGGCACGGGTACGGCTTGACCGTGGACTCATGGACGGTAGAGATCACCCCGGTTGATCTCAACCCGTTCCGGCTGCCCCGGAAGGCGGACCAGGCCGCCGCGTCCGTCAAGTCGGTGACCCGATCACGTCGTCGGGTGATCACCCAAGTACTTCCGGGCCCGGATGTCGACACGGCGTGCATCGCGGTCGACTCCCCGACGCACACCTATCTGTGCGGGGACCGGATGATCCCCACGCACAACAGCGGCCGGGATCTTGACTACGGGTGGGGGGAGATCTCCATCCAGATGGCTCTCTACGCGCACGGCGCGCGCGAAGGGCTGGTTGCCCGCTGGGATCCGGACGCCGAGACAGCCGACCCGGACGACCCCGGGGCGTGGGTGTGGGAGGACATCGGCATACCCCCCAAGTCGATCAGACAGGATGTCGGAGTGGTCATGCACGTGCCCATCGGTGAGAAGACGTGCACCCTGCACTGGATAGACCTCACCGAGGGCTGGAAGGCCGTACAGCTTTGCGACAACGTACGGGACTGGCGGAAGGCCAAGGGACTCCAGACTCCGTTCTCCATCGCCGAGGTGCCCACCGACGATCCGGGGTCCAGTCCCCGGGTGCGTGCGTCCAGTTGGCAGGAACGGTTCGCGTCGATCACGTCCAGGCCGCACGCCACGCTGCTGTACCGGGAGTACCTCCGCGCCGGTGGGGTGCACGGCAGCCCTGAGGCGAACCGGCTCATCGCCATAGCGACCAAGCACCTGGAACAGCTCGAAGAGTCCAGCGCGTAGGTTTACCGTGTGCTTATGCAATCTGTTGGTACTATGAACCTGCGGGCCGGTCCACGGGCCGTGACAACTGAATAGCCGGGCCCGTTGCGCTCCGCAAACACACCGGGTCCGGCGTCAGTCCTCCGTAGCTCAGTTGGCAGAGCACCGTCCTGTTAAGTCGGTGGCCGCTGGTTCGAGTCCAGCCGGGGGAGCGCATCACACAACCCAACAAGCCCGCAGCCCGCAGCACACAGCAAAGGATCACAGCATGACGACAGAGCAGAGCCCGCTCGACTTCCTCATGCAGGGAAGCTCGGTCGGCGCGCAGTTCCCCAAGGTCGGACACAGCTACTCCGGCACCATCGTCCAGATCGGCAAGGCCCGGCAGCAGACGGACCTGTCCACCAAGCAGCCGAAGTTCTTCGACGACGGCGTGACTCCCCGCATGCAGGTGCCGGTCACCCTGGCCACCGACGCGCGCGGAAAGTTCGTCCGCGAGGACAACAGCTCACCGTGGGAACTCCAGGACATCCCGGACGACGACGGCGTCCGTACCCTCTGGGTCGCGGCCGACATGCAGCGTGCCATCCGCGACGCGGTGGTGCAGGCCCGCAAGGACCACGGACTCAGTCCCGAACAGCTCAAGGGACCGGAGGTGGGCGGTCATCTCACCGTGACGCGTACCAAGTCCAAGGCCGCGAAGAAGGCCGGATGGTCCGGCCAGCACACCTTCGAGGCCGTCTACGTGCCGAAGGCCGCGAACGCGGGCGCCGACTCGATCATGGATGACCGCGACCCGTTCAGCAAGTCCGAGTAGCACACCCGGTCGTCAGCCCCCTACCGGAACCGAAGCCGGTGGGGGGCTGACTTACAGACAGGGTCCGGCACGGGGCACAACCGGTCCGCAGGACGTACGGGGGACCGGGGCGGGCCGCCGCGTAGGGCCACCTCCCACAATCGCGCCAGAGTGGCGCACAGGGATCTGAATCATGAAAGCAGCGGTCATGACAGGAAAGCGAGCAGCACGGAAGGGCGACCCGTCGGAGAACATCGCACAGGCGCAGTACTGGCAGTCGATCAAGAACAAGTACCTCGCCGCTGGTCTCTGCAACGGATGCTCCGGGCAGGCCGCGTACGGCCATCAGCTCGGGTTCAGCCGGGTGCACGATCCGTGTTCCGCGTGCCGTGGCATACAGGTGCCGGTCTCCCTGACCTACCGGCACGGTGGCTGGGGGCAGCTCTGGCTCGACGACCACTTCGTCAAGGACGTGGGCTGACCATGACCACCGACCGGCCGCGCGGCGGACGCCGCCCCGAGGAATTCCCGGAAGCGCGTGCGCGTGACGCGAAGATCATCGATCTGCTCCGCACGTACGGCGGGATGACCAGAAACGATCTCGCTACGAATCTGTACCTGGACGACCGCCCGAAGCTGGTCACCTACGCGCTGCACCGGCTCCGGCTCCGGGGCCTGGTGCACCACATCCCCAAAGGAAACGAGGGTCACGGTGTATGGGCCGTGACTGCCAAGGCACGACAGGAGCGAGGAGCATGAACATGGTCAACTTGGGCCCGCTCTCATGCGGGGCATGGCTGGAGGTGTCCACCGCCGAGGGCCGCCGCCGTATCTGTGTGCTGGCCGCCGGTCACTACCGGGAGACCGAGGGACCGGCCGTCGGCGAGAATCCGTCCTGGCACACCGACTGTCTGGGGGCGGAACGAGCGTCCGAGCCGCTGGAAGGTCGCCACGGACTCAACCGCGAGGTACGTTGCGACGGCCGCGCGTGCTCCGTGTGGGCCGACTGGGCTGACGGAGCACACCCGTCCGAGGCGCCGGTCATGTCGTTCATGGAGAGCGTGATCCGCGCCGCTTCGGACGGCCCGGTCATGCCGCCGGTGGAGCTTCCGGCCTACGTGGCCAACGTGTCGTTCGACACGGCCGACGGGGAGCGCGTGGTGTCCGCCACGCTGTACGGTCCGGCGGAATTCCTGGCCACGGCCGTCGGTTCGATCACGGAAGCGTTCCGGGACGAGGTGGAGAAGTGAGGTGGCTACGGATCTTCCAGCGCAAGTCGCCGGTTCTGCCTGTCCAGTTGCTCACCGTGGAGGAGCCGTTCAGCCACGAGGAGCTACAGCGGATCTTCGACAAGAACCGGAACGCGACCGGTACGTCGTACCGGGTCGGCACTCATCCGTCCGGCGGTCCGCTTCCGGTGGAGGCTCAGGTGTTCCTCCGCGTCATGGGCGAGGATCTGTCCGGCGCGCGGAACCTGCTCCGAGGCATGCCCCCCACGGAACGGGCGATCTTGCTGTTCTGGATAGAGCAGATGGCCGGACTCGTGTACGAAGTCGAAGAGCGGGAGGGTATCTGATCATGGCTAGGTACCACACCACGGGCAGGGCCGTGTGCAATGTCCAGTGCGGGAAGTGGATCTACGGAACCCCGGACAGGGAGTTCGTACCCGACGGGTCGTACGACTTTCACCGGAAGTACAGTCCCGGCTCCCCGTTCATCGTTTTCAAACCGATCGTTCATCGCTCGTGGCTATCGCGCGCCGTACTCCGCGTCCGGCGTTCCCGTTGGATCGAGGTGGACGTTCCGGCGAGTGGGGGTTCTGGAGACGGCCATTGGAACCAGAAGTGGCGCGTGTCCGTGACGAAGTGCAGGGGTGAGACGGACACAGACATCCTCGACGGTGCGTACGAGCACGTGCGCAACGAACTGAAGATCATTGAGACGCTGATCCAATGGCGCCGGGACATCCCCGTTGCAACGCGTCCCGTTGCATGGTCGTACCGTCTCCCGGACGGGACGCACCCCCCGGTCGTGTATTTCATGCGCAACGGAACGCGCGTCAAGATCGGTACGACGTCTCACATACGCAACAGGGTGCGGCGTCTTGCGTTGCGTCCCGAAAACGTTGCACTCATTACCCCGGGGGACCGGGACGCGGAGCACGCGTTTCACCAGCGTTTCGCAACGTACCGGGTCGGAGACACCGAGTGGTTCGACGAGACGGGGACGCTCCGCGATTTCATCGAGACGGAGAGGCTGGGACAGCGGTCATGAGCACTGAGAAGAAGACCGACAAGGCTCTGAAGTGGATCGAGTGGCTGCCCCGTGCGGGATGGCCCGTCGTAGCGGTGATCGTCATGGTGATGTGTGCCCCCGGTGAACACGCTCTGGCCGTGCTGGCCGGTTGGGAGGAGCACCTTGCGTGGGGCATGCCTGCCTGCCTGGTCGCGTACGCGGGCATCGCGGCGTCCGTGGCTACCAGGCGCAGTAAGGGTGCCCAGGGACGGGCCACGGCCATCGTGGGCGCGTTCACGTCACTCGCCGCTGCCATGGCCGCGCAGCCAGTCAGTCACCTGTTCGTGACCGGCCACTGGGACGCGTCTCCGTCCCCGGTGTGGCTGGTTGTTGCAGTGAGCTGTGTCCCGCCTCTCGTGCTGGGACACCTCATGCACGTTGCGGCGTCTCACGGACGGTCTGCTGAGACTCCCGCCGAAACCGTTGCAGCCGTGGCTGAGACATCGTCTGACGCAAGTATCGAGTCGCTCCGGGCCCCTCTTGCGGTGCCGAAGAAGCGTCTCACCAAGACTCCGGCCCGTCCCGCACTGCCTACCCCCGAGACGCCGGATGAGACGAAGACTCTTCTCACCGTTGCAGAGGCCGCAGCCGTTGCGTCTCAGGTACGCGGTGAGACCGTCTCGTCGTCAACCGTCCGGACGTGGAAACACAGGGGGCGTCTCACTCCCGCGCTCGACGAGGACGGGACGCTGTTCGAGCGGGACGCCGTTGTAGCCGCTGCAACGCGCAACGGAAAGAACCCGGCACCTGCAACTGACGATCACCACACCACACAGGAGAAGTAGATCATGACCACACCCGTCAAGAAGACCGCCGCACCGCGCAAGACCGCCGCCCGCAAGACCGCTGCACCGGCCGCACCGTCCTCCCCGCCGGGGACGCCGGTGAGCCAGGGCAACACACAAATGCACCGCCGGGGCCGGGGCCAGTTCGCCGCGTGGGCCGACTCGGTGCAGAACCTGGACATCACCACGGTCGACGAACTGTACGAGTTCTGCGAGGACACCCGTACCTTCTGCCAGGAGGCATCCTCCCTGCTTGAGGTGCTGGCCAAGCAGTTCGACCACAACCTCAAGCTGACCGAGAAGAAGAAAGACAGCAAGTGGTCGTGGCTGGGGGTCTCGTTCGGGGGCCGGTTCAAGAAGCCGGTCAAGGAGCTGCACAAGGTCAGCGATTCGTTCGAGGCCGCCGCGAAGCACGCGTACGCCTGCTGGATCGAGTACGAGAAGGCGTCCCTCGAAATGCAGGAAGAGGTACGTGCCGCAGAGATCGCGGCCCGTCACGGCAACAAGGGCGCAGGGGGTTTCGATCATGACTTCTGAGGACATGCCCAGCGCCACCGGGGGACAGCGCAGGGGAGGGACACGCCGCGTCAACATCAACCGGAGGACAAGTGACACAGGTGACAGGCTCATGCCCTACCTTGTCCCGGTGGCGCTGTGTCTGTCCGCCATGCCGGTGTCCTTGATCGGACACTGGCAGTGGGGTGACGACCCGCTCATGGTCGCCCTCATGTCCCTCGCGTCCGCCGGTCTGTCTCTGTTCACCTACTCGACGTGGGGAACACGGCGCCGGACAACGAGGACAACGGCCGCCGTGTTCGTCCTCGCCGTGTCCCTGTGGATGACGTTCGCCGTGGCGACGGATCCGTTGTCCCCCGCGATGCTGAACGCGTGGATATACGGCACCGTTGTCCTGTCCGCCGCGTGGGGCATCCGTCACGCGTCCATGTCCCGTCACCACGAGGAGGACATCGCGGACGGACCGAAGGACACGTTCCTTGACCGGCTCGGGGGGCTGTTCGAGTCCCTGTCCGCCAAGGAGATCAAGAGCCACGGGAACCGGATCACCGCCGAGTACGCCATACCTCCGGGTTCCGCCACGGTGGGCGACGTCCAGGCGGAGCTGAAGCGCGTGGCCGGTGCTCTCGAAGTGCCGGTGTCCGCCGTGACGATCACGGAGTCCAAGCCCAACCACGTGATTTTCTCGGTCCAGCCGGGCGACCCGCTCGGTTCCGGCCCGGTCATGTGGCGCGGCCCGTCTCTGCCCGGCCGGTCCGTGGCCGATGGACCGCTCAGGTTCGGGTGGCGCATGAATGACACCCCGGTCGGCTTGTGGGTGTGCGGAGACGAACGGCTCGACCGCCAGCTCTCTCACATGCTCGACGTCGGCATGACCGGTTCCGGGAAGTCCGAGACCCTGTCGACGATCATCATCGAGGGCCGGTCGCGTGTCGACTTCGTGCCCGTGGTGGCCGACCCCAGGAAGTTCGACCAGGCGTACGGTGACATCGCCGACACCCTCGCCCTGTCAGCGGCTGACGAGGAGCAGACACTACGCCTGATCAGCAATTTCCCCGCTGTCGCCGCGTACCGGGCCAAGCTGCTCGGATCACTGACAAGGGCTGACGGGGGCCGTGGTTACAAGCAGTGGGTCCCCGAGTGCTGGACCCTGCACAAGATCCCGCTCGTTTTCATGGTGATCGACGAGGCCGCTTCGGTGATCTCCCGGAACGACGAGTTCAACGACGGCGTACGGCTCTTCAGGTCCCTGGGGATCTTCATGGTGGCCGGTCTTCAGACCGCCATCGGCTCGGACATCGACCGCAAGATCAGGGACCAGTTCGGCCAGGCACTCGCGCACGGTTGCAAGTCCCCGCTCGACGCCGGGTTCGTCCTCACGGACGGCACCCTCGCCGCCGGGGCCGACCCCACAAAGTGGCAGGCCAACAAAGCGGGCGCGTTGTTCGCCGAGCTGACCGGCACCCCCAAGGACCAGTGGCACCTGGAATGCCGGGCCTTCCTCACGGACCACCCGGACGACCGCACCGTGAAGCGCCGCGCGCTCGAAGCATCCCGCCCCACCTGGGCCGTGCTCGACGAGGGCACCGCCTTCCACCTCGGACGGGGCCTGACCATGCCGGACAGTGCGCTTCCGATCAAGGGCGCCTTCACCCCGGTCACCATGCCCGAGACAACCGCACCGGTCGAGCCCGAGACCCGCACCAGGAGCGAACACGCCCCGCCCATGGACGAGGAGTATGAGCACGTGGACATCACACAGAAGATCCCCCGGAACCCCGCGCTGGTCAGCGAGGCGTTCGAATCCGACCGACCGGCCGAGCCGTGGCCCCAGGCTGAAGCGCAGGAAGCCTTTGATCTACGGCTGGAAACCCTCGTGGCCGACGATTACGACACGGTCCGGCTGGTCGACTTCAGCGACGTTATCGCCGAGGTGGGCCGTTCCCGTGCATGGGGATACGACCAGCTCACCCGGCTCGAACGACAGGGAGTGATCAAGTCGGACCCTACCGGAAGCCGCGCCTACCGGGTTGTCACCGATCGTCATCCCCGTGTCACCAGCCTGAGTCACGGGATAAACGGGGCGGAAGTGATCTAGGGGGGCGTGTCAGTGGGTGTTTGTCAGCCCTTGTCACACCCGCCGACACGGCCTCCCACCTGTATATCCGCGTTCTGATATCCACGGCTGACACCGTCCGGCCGTGTCACACCACCAACGGAGGAGATCCACATGAAGACTGCACGGCTCGACAAGATCGTGAAAGAGGTCATCTGGTGGACCCATGCTCTCGTCGCCCTGCCCTTGATCTACTTGGGCGCTGGACTCGTCCCGGGTGACCGGGTCAACCTGAACGTGATCGGATCACTGATCATTATGGCGGTGTTCGTCGCCCTTGATCTGGCGATCACCGTTCCGTGCTCAGCATGGCGCCGGAAGATCACGCGTCCCGTTCTCGCGCCGGTCCACCGGAGCGAGTGGTGAGGCGTCGGGCGTACAACCGGGTCAAGCTCATCGTGATCGTCCTCAGCTTCCTGGCCGCCGTTCTGATCGCGGACGCCATGGAACTGACCAACCACCCGTAGGGGACACCGTGAACGACCGTAAGAAGGAGCTGAACGTCCGTAAGGCGGACGAGATCAGCTACCGGCCCAGCGGGCTTCCCGCAGTGCCGGAAGAGACGTACGTGGACCAGCAGGGCCGGGTGATCGAAGTCCGGCACGTGCAGAGCCCGCCGGAGTACCGGGGGGATGATCTTCTCCGGCGGTTCGTACCGTATTTCGTACTGGCGACCATGAGTATGATCCTTCTCGGCGCACTGCTCGCGCTGCTCGGTATGATCATTCCCCCGCTGCTCGCACTGGTGATCACTCTCGTAGGCTCGCTGGTGTCGATCATCCTCAGCCTGGTCGTAACGATCATTGCGGGGGTGGTCGCTGCCGTCGGCATCGGGTACCTCCAGACGATCAATGCGCGGGCCGATTGGGAAAATGATCACTGAGTACAGGAGTTGATCAAGAATGACCGGACGGCACCGGCGCCGGTCCAGCAAGATCATAGCCACCGTGAAAGGGATGATCCTTTTCACGGTGGCTCTGTTTCTGATCTTGGGAGCGCTTTGGATCTTCCTGGCGAGCAAATGATCTACATGGATATGCGGTGATCAAGGAATGCCCATAATGCCCGATTCGCTCCAACCAATGTTCGTGATCACGCCCCTGACCTGCACAAATCCCTAACCCAAAGGTCCTGGTACGCGGGCCCCAGGGAGGGGGTTGAGGCCGCCAGACGGACGCACAGGACGTTCATGTAGCACCGTTTGTATCATGATTTTATGCATCGTCATGCATGACCACCCGAGCCGCCGGTGATCTTCCCGGCGGCTTTTGATCTTCCCTTACGCGCGCGCGTAGACACGCGTGCCTGCCCGCTCCTCAAGATCCAGCAAACTTTTTAAAGAATCTTGCTCTACCCCATTGCGTACCCCCGAACGGGGGAGCTTAATGGAGTCAGTACAACAGCACGGCGCAGGGAGGGTCCAACCCCCTCCAACCGATCAAGAGTCACCCCGGGTACCTACGGAGACCGGCAAAGGCTCAAGATCACAAGGACCGCCCCGACGGGGGCGGGCGCCACTCCCCTCCAGGGCCGCGAGGTACAGGGGGGCGGGGACCGGATCTCCGCAAGCAGCATTGCAGCCGGGCCCGGAGTGATCACCGGGTACACAAACTGACGATCAAGAGAAGCCTAGCCGCTGGACGAAGGGGCGGGGCCACAAGATCGCCGAGGACATACGGCACTGACGATCTTGAGGAACCAATCCGGACGTACTGGAATCCGCGAAGCAACTCGGGTTAATCACCCGGCCAGTAGGCCGCCGATGAAGATCCCCGCCAATCCTCGCGGGTCATACAGCACCGGGCAACCGGATGCATACGAGGATCACACGCTTCGCAGGGTCTGCGGTCAAACACCCTGCTACGGCATTGAGGCGGTAGACGCGGCCGGTAGCCGCGACCGAGAGGCGCCCAGCGGGTTCAACCCCCGCCCCTGCCACTGATCACCGCACGCCAGAAACGATGGGTCAAGGGCCTGGGAAACAGCGGCGCACGGCGGTCCCCCTACACCACCCACACCCACACCCACACGAGGAGCCGGTCATGAGCGACACCCGAGAGATCACCGGCAAGGGCTTCACCTACGTAGTCACCCGCCGGTTCCTGAACAAGGAGACCGGCCGGATGCGCGTCCGGGTCCGGATCTACCAGGGCATGATCGCTTTCGGCACCCCCAAGGTCAACGAATACCGCGACTACGACAACATGCACGACGGCGACGCGAAGTTCCTCGCACACATCAACAAGATCACCGCGCACGTCAACTCGAAGGGCTGATCATCATGGAGACCAACCAGTACGCGACTGAGTCCAACACCTCCGTCTGGTACGAGGTGCAGCGCCAGTCCGGCAGCAACTACGGCTGGATCACTCTCTCCGACCACGACACCCGCGAGCAGGCAGAGAGCGCCATGGATGCCCGGACGGGTTCGGTCGCCGACCCCAGCTACCGGATCCGCCGGGTGCGCGGACAGGCATAAGGCGAAACGCCCCTCGGGGCGTCCGCCGGGGGTGCCTCCCCGGCGCTGATGAGCCAGGCACACGGACACAGGGAGCGATCATGACCAGCATCAACCAGGGCCCGAACGACGACTACCGCCGCACCGGCCAACCGGTCACGTACCTCACCGCCGACGGCACCCGGCGGGTGTCCGGCACCGTCCGGTGGGAAGACGCGAACGGCGTCAAGGTGGATGTACCCGGACAGCAGTTCGGAGCGTACGTGTCCCACGCGTTCGTCACCTTCACACGCTGATCAAGGCGAAACGCCCCTCGGGGCGTCCGCCGGGGGTGCCTCCCCGGCGCTGATGAGCCAGGCAAACGAACCGAGGAGCCGGTCATGGCACTTACCCCCGGAACACAGATCACCGTCCTGCTGGGGACCGAGCCGGAGCAGTTCACGGTCGAGAGTGTCGACAAGGACTGCACGGTGCATGTGCGGTCGAACGCTGCGCCGTACAGCCTGGTCATGTGGCCGACTGACTACCGCCTCGGTGCCACGCTGCACAAGATGGGCCAACCGGGTACCAAGGGTTGGTAACTGATCTCCGTCTGATCAAGGCGAAACGCCCCTCGGGGCGTCCGCCGGGGGTGCCTCCCCGGCGCTGATGAGCCAGGCACGGAAGGAAAGATCATGGATGCCGCAACCGAAGCGATCAGTTTCGCCGCCGCCGCGTGGTCGCTCGAACTGATCGACCACTACCCCGGCACCGACGCCGACCGTGACGACATGATCCGCAATCTGGCCGCGTACGGTCCGGCCATCACCGAGAGGGACTGATCCAAATGACCATGGACACCACCATCCGTACCGGCGACGTTGTCGTGATCTTCTACGACGCCGACTCGCTGCCCGGAACGGTCTGCAAGATCGTAAAGTCCCGCACCGGCAACGTCCGCCGGGTCGGGATCGCTCCCGACGGCGCGGACATCGTGGCCTGGTTCATCCCGGTGCCCGACATGTTCGACGGGGCCTGTCTGGTCTCGGTGGGGGGTTCCACCGTCGCGTACTGGTAAGAGGCGAAACGCTCCCTCCGGGGAGCGTCCATCGGGCATGGTCCCCCGGTGCTGATGAGCCGGACCACGAGGAGGAGCGATCATGAGCATTACACTCACCAAATTCAAGATCCAAGACGTTGTGATCGACAACGACTGGAACGACCCCCCGGATCTCGGAATGATCGTCGACATTCCGAACGACGGTAACGACCGCCGTTTCGAGATCTTCTGGCAGGACGGAACGCATACGTTCGAGCGCCTGTCTGGTATGGCCGACTTCGGCCACGTGAGTGTGTGATCTCCGCTCGGGTGCGCGTCTCGTACGTGCACCCCCTGAGGCTGATCATCCATACCTCACTCCGACTACCACAGGAGCGACCATGTTCACGATCGTTTACCGCACGCAGCTCGACAGCACCCTGACGCGACTGGAGACCGACAACCTGTACGACGCGATGTTCGTGCTTCAGGACGTTGCGGTCCGCCGGGACGCCGAACTGATCGACTTCAGCCCTGAGCTGGACGGAGCGCTGGACGGCCTGCTCGACCACGTCCGGCTGTCCGTCGCTCGCGCGCTCTGATCAAGGACAGTAAAGCTGATCTTCGACAAGAGGAGACCATCATGAACGTCCTCATCATGCACGTGTTCTACCCCGGCATGACGCAGTCCCGCCCGGTGTCCGTGGGCGACCCGGTGACGGATGCCGGTTACACCGGCTACGTCTGGACCGTGGACATCAACGACGTGAACGCGGACCCGGTCCGTACGCACTGCTCGCGTCTGTCGGAAGACCCGGTCGGCCAACTGTCCGTCCGTTGATCAGCAGCTCCGGCCGGTGTCAGAGCCGACCGGAGCACTAGGCGCGGGTCACGGGCCGGTCATCCCCCCGTCACTCCGTTGCCAGCACAACGACCGGCCGGATCCCCCGGCCGGTCCACCTCGTTCAACCGCAGGAGCGATCATGCAACTCACTCTCCGTAAGGGCACTCTCCAGGATCTGGCCACCGAGCTGGCCGAGCAGCAAGAGCGCAAGAACGATCTCGTCGTCCCCGCGTCCAAGCTGTGGTCCCACAACGGCAACGTGATCGTTGCCGGTGGCCGCCCCGAGCGGATCGACTCCGACGGAGTCACTCCCGCCGGGAACCTCGAACTGACCCCGTCCGGCGTGTTCGACACCGGCATGGTGGCCAAGCTGTCGCAGCCCGGCCGTCCGGTCGGCCGCGCGTTCATCCGTGGGCTGCGCGAGACCGGCCGTACGGACATCATCGACGGCGTGTACAACGGATTGCTGCACGGTAGTGCCGATCTCGCGGTGCAGGGCGACGCCCGGAAGTTCTTCGTCCGCACCTTCACGGGTCAGGGCGACGGACCGGGCTACGCCCGCGCACTGCTCAGTGACAGCTACCGGCCGATCGACAACTGGGACGTGCTCGCGACCGTGATCGACGGTCTCACGTCCGCCGGATTCTCCGGCCACGTGGTCCGGCAGGCCGATCTGTCGGACGACAAGATGTACCTCCGCGTGTCGGTGCCGGAGATCACGGCGCTCGCGCCTGGTCTGTTGCACGGCTACACCTCGCCTTACGGCGGAGCGCGCGGTGCGGACAACCCGGTCGTCGAGGCCGGGATCGTCATCACCAACTCGGAGACCGGGGGCGGTGCCTTCACGATCACTCCCGAGCTGGTCGTCCAGATCTGCTCGAACGGGATGACGATCAAGCGGGACATGATCCGCAAGACGCATCTCGGGTCCAAGCTCGACGAGGGGCACATGAAGATCAGTCAGCGGACCCTGGCGGCTAACCGTGAGCTGGTCGCGTCTCAGACCCGCGACGCCATCGAGACGTTCCTGGACGAGGGGTACATGAACCGCGTGCTCCAGCAGATCGAAGCGGGCTCGGACGAGAAGATCGCCGACGTCGAGAAGACGATCGAAGTGATCACTCAGCGTCCGGCGTTCGGCAAGGCGGACATGAAGGGCCTTCTCGCCACGTTCATGGACGGAGGCGACCGCACGCGCGGCGGTCTGGTGCAGGCGGTCACCGCGTACTCGCAACAGATCGACGACGCCGACCGGGCGTACGAGATGGACGCGGATGCGCTTCCGGCCGCCGGGTTCAGCAACGTGACCGGCCTGGTTCCCGCCGGACGCTGAATGATCGGAGGCAGCATGGTGGCCGGTCCCTCCGGGGGCCGGTTGGCCACGGGTTACCGATCACTGAAAGGAAATGACCATGGCAGGTAAGTACTTCGTCGACTGGACGGATCCGCCTTTCCCGGCCATCCGGCCTATCGGTGATGCGTCTTCGTACGCGGAGCCGATGACTCTGGCGGAAGCCAAGCAGGACATCATCAGCAGCTTCCAGGGGCAGCTCGAACACGCCCGGGACCAGATTCGCCGGACCCGGTCCCTGAAGGTCGCGGACATCAAGGCGGAAGCCGAAAGGGGCTGGTGATCATGCGCGTAGGCGACCTGATCCAGATGACGGTTACCCGATGCGATTCGATCATTGAAGTCACCGCTCGGTTCGGGGGGCAGGAAGGACGCGGCCAGGCCCCGAACACCGGGACCCTCGCGCAGGACGTGGCCGCACTCCGGGCGGTCCGCAATCTGAAGCGCAAGCTGGACGGCCGACCGGCCGAATGATCGGAGGCAGCATGGTGGCCGGTCCCCTGGGGGGCCGGTCGGCCATGGGTTACCGATCACAGGAGGAGCGAGAGTACATGGACGTAGCAGACATCTTCAAGGATCTCGGAAGCGTGGTGTCCGGCGTCTCCGAGAAAATGGACTGGGCCGAGGACGAGATCGAAAAGGCTCAGGCCCGGCACGGCGAAACCGGCCGTGGCCCGCTGTGGGGCAGCTTCCGGGCGGTCCGGCAGAACGAGAATCACATGGCCGAAGAGATCATCTACCGGGCGCACGCCAGGGAGATTCTCGACCGGGTGGCCGCCGGTCGCGACGTCCGTCCCGGCACCGACGCCGAGATGATCGCTGCGCTCCGCGCGTCGTCGCTGGTGTCGCCACTGCCATCGGCCGCCGCGACCCTGTATTTCCGGATCGCGGCCCGGTCGTTCCCGGAACTGTTCGCCACGGTCATGGCCGTGATCGACTTGAAGGCATACGAGGCGGTGCACGGCACGGCCGCCGACGACCAAGAATCCTGGCTCCGGGCCAAGCTGGCCACGGACCGGGGGAAGGACTGATCATGGCGCACGAGATGTCCGAGGAGATGTGGCGCGCCTGTCACCCGCCCATCGACACCATCGCGATTCCGCCGGAGCTGTGCCCCGAGCACCGGAGCATCGCGCACGACTGGCGGAACAATCTCTACAGCTCGTACAACCCGTCCGAGTGGCCGGGCGGCTCACACATCATGGACAGCCGGACCAGCCACCGCGACCGCCGGTACGACTGGGAGACCAAGAACGAGGACCAGGTGCGGCTGACGGTCAAGTCGTGCTTGTCCGGCCGGTCTCCGCAGTGCAACCACCCCGAGGAGGGTTGACCGTGGCAGCAAAGATCACAGATCCGGCCGACTTCGAAGAGCCGGTGTTCAGCCCGTCGGAGATTCTGGCGTGGACCACCTCGGACGCCGGGGGCAGTCTGCCAAACGTGTCCGCGCGGCCGTTCACCGAGTGGCTGAACGGTACGTGGAACCAGTTCGACGACGGCTCCGGCACCCAGACCAACGAGAACATCCTGAAGGGTGCCCTGGAGCACTGGACGGGGGGCCGGTCATGACTCAGGTGCGCACCCTCGCTCAGGCCGAGGAAGCGATCAGGGAGCTGCGCCCGTTCCGGCTGCGCGACACCCTGCGGGCACTGCCCGTTTGGAACGGAACGACCGGATCCCTGCCGTGGCCCGACTACCACGAGTCCATCAAGGACGCGGTGTACGTGGTGATCAGCTACGGCACGCCGATCGCCTGGGTCCGGCCGGACGGCACGAAGGTGCTGCCGGACATCGGGTACAGCGCCACGACCGGGCAGCACCAGTACATCGTCAAGGACGCGGGGATCGACTCATGACCTGCATCCTGCGACTGTGCGGCGGCTGCAACGGATCGTTCTGCGGGGACAACCGCAACGAAACGTATTTCTGCCCGAAGTGCACGGCTGCACTGCCGGAGTTCGATCCCCAGCCGTACGCGAAGTGCGAGGGACGGCCGGACCGGCAGCAAGTCAAGTACGGCCCGTACCTGCGTGACCATGTCGTCCTCGCCCGTGAGGGCGACATGGTGACGATCAGGCTCCTGGGCAGCCCGGACGCACCGTCGTTCGAGGTGCACGTCAACAACCTGCGACCGCCGTGGGTTTCCTACGGCCGGTAGCACATACGGGGAGGTACGCGACTCCCATGTCATATCCGCCGAGGGGCCTGAGCGTCGCTGTGACGTCCGGGCCCCGATACCTGGGGAGGTTGCACCACCCCGGCTCTGTGCGCCCCGCTGTGGGGCGCACAGAGCTTTGCCCCCGTGGAGTAACGGGATCTCGCCGGTTCGAATCCGGTCGGGGGCACGCACGAGAGACACGATTCTGTCCGGCCACCAAAGGAACCGATCATGACAGACAGGCATGACCAGAACACCGAGGACGAGTATCCGCGCACGGTCGACTTCGAGCCCGAGCCGGAGCTGTTCGACGTGAACGAGGTGGCCGCTGAGATATGGGCCGCCACCCACCCGAAGGCGTGATCAGAATGCTGATTGCGCTCATCTCCGATCACCGGGCCCGCACGGTCCTCATGATCCTCGCTCTGATGGGTGCCGTCCTCCTCGCCTCGTGCGGGAGCGAAGGCGGCATGTACCAGGGCGGGAACGACGACTCACCGCACTGGCGGTGACTACCGGAAGAGACAACTGAATAGGAACAACGCGGGGGCCGGACATCGAGTCCGGCCCCTGCGATCGTCCGTCGACCCGACAGGAAAGGACCACCATGACCATCTACTACAAAACCGTCCGGATGGACGGCACGGACTTCTGGACAGGCACTGTCGACTATGCGTCGCTGTCCGGTACCGGGCGTTCGCTGCCCCGGTTGCCGGGAGGTCAGTGCTGCGGGCCCGGCGTGTACCACGCATCCACAGTCGCCGCTGAGACGCTGATCGGTGGCTACTGGCCGTGCAGACTCTTCGAGGTGGAAGGCGAAGCGGTCTCGGAATCCGGGCACAAGCGTGGTTTCCGCACGTTGACTGTCGGCCAGGAGCTGCCTGCCTGGCGGGCTCTCGGGCCGAACGGCGAAGCAGTCGTCGCACTGATCGAAAAGGCCGAGCGCCTCACAGACGGAGAAATTTCTGGCCTCGGTGCAGCGTGGAACGAGGCGAGGGACGCGGTGAGTAACGAGGCGAGGAGCACGACGTGGAACGAGGCGAGGGACGCGGCGAGGGGCGCGGCGAGGGACGCGGCGAGGGGCGCGGCGAGGGAGGCGGCGAGGGAGGCGGCGATGGGCCTGGCAAGGAACACGGTGGGGAACGCGGTGAATCACGCGGCGAAGTACCTCGCCGCGAGGAACGCGGCGGTGAGTTCGGCGCGGAGTGCGGCAATGGCGATGGTGACCCAGGACTTGATCACCGAAGAACAGTTCCGGATCCTGGCGGACCCGTGGCTGTCCGTTATGGGCGGGACACCGGCGTGAACAGGCGACGGAGCACCGGGCGCCGGGACGGCTACGACCGCCATGGCTACGACCGTGGCCACCGGAGCCACGGCGGTGGCGGTAGCTGGTGGGTATGGATCGTCGTCATCGCGGCCGTCGTGATGTGGGGGTCCAGCAAGCAGGGGGACGGTACCCCCCGCCAGGACACGCCGCGCGACGGCAACTCGTCCACCGTGTGCACGCAGTACTTCCGGGGGGGTTGCTGACCATGCACGCGGACATCCTCAAGATCCTCTACCGCTTCGAAGAAACCGGCCCCGGGAGCGAGGTTCCAGCCGACGACATGGACGTCATCCGGGGGTACGTGACCGGTCTCATAACCGGCACAGCGTCCGTTCCGATGCGCGAAGCAGAAGCCTTGATCCGCTTCCTTCAGTGGGCGGACTGGGCCGGAGGGTGGGAGCGCGGTTACGACTCCGGTATCCGGAACACGCGCCCTGTATTCAGCTTGAACCTCGATACTCCGAAAGGGAGTTGACCTGATCGTGGCAGACAAGATCACTTGGTACTTCGTTTCGACTGTGTCCGGAAAGATCGACACAGACGACGAAGGCACCCCGTTGCACTACCCGACGCAGACCGGCGCCGTGGATTCGATCAAGATCGGCGAACACGGGGACATCGGCACCCGGTACGTGGTCAAGGCCGAACTTAAGACGGTGGCTGTGGCCACTCGTTCATGGACCCTGGTATCCGCCAAGCCCCCGGCCGACCCGTTCGCCGGAGACCGTCCGTACGTGCCTGGCGACTTCCAGACCGACTAGAGAGGAGCTGACCTTGAACTTCGAAGAGGACGACTACGCATCGATCAGAGATGAGCACACGGTGACCCGGTTCGCGGTCTTCGGGTGGCGCTGGTGCACCACACAGAACCGGTGGGAGCCGGTCACCCGGACCATGGCCACCCGGAAGCGCGCGTTCGAGCGGCTCGCGGAGGTGCGCGCCGATCACCCGTCTCACCGGCCGGAAGATTTCCGCGTAGTGCAGATCGACCGGATCCACCGGACCACCGAGCTGAAGGAGTAGCGATCATGGCAAAGCATGCCGGGCGACCGGCACCCGAGCCGCGACCGCTGACCACCGGCCGCCTGGCCGTGTGGCTCACCTTCTGGCTCTTCATAGCGATCATGGTTCTCAGTACCGTGGTCGGCATCGCATCGGAGGGGGTGCAGTGAGCGAGCAGCCCACCATCCGGGAGCTGTGGCCGGAACCGCCGAAGAACCAGTCCGAGCGGTTCGAACACTTCCTGGACCAGTGGCGCGACGTGGCTGACGACCATGTGATCCTCTTCGCCACGATCGGTGTCTACGACCAGCCCACCGGCATTCTGATGGGTGATCTCCGTGCGCTGTACCAGCGTGCGCGTCTGGACGTGGACGCGGTGGTCTATGGCAGTGCGGCCGAGCGGCTCCGTCAGCGGCTCCGGAAGGACGTAGAACGCAACGGCCGACCACCCGGTCAGCCCGGCACCCCGAGCGAAGGACAGTAGCCATGAGCCGACAGCGCGTACAGGTGCAGCGCAAGCCACAGTCAACCCGCTCGACCACCACCCGCGACCGGGACCGCACACCGGCCACCGACCGGCGAGAGATCCGTAAGGACATCGCGAAGGTGTGGTGGCCGGAGTCGTAACGCAGCATCACAGTCCAGCACCCCCCGGGACACAACACCCGGGAGGTGCCGTTCTGTGTAGCTACGGCTACGCCCCAACCCCCGAGCGAGGAGCAGCACGAGTGAAGCGCCGTGACTATCTCAGGAACATGAAGAGCAAGCACCCCCAGGGCTGCGCGTGGTGCGGGACAGACGTCCCGTCGCCCGTCACGAACATGACCACCTGTTCGGACGTCTGCACACAGATGCTCTTCGAAGGCATCGACGACGGGCCGCCCGCTTTCATGCTGGCCTACAACCAGGCGCAGGGAGGCGAAGCGCACGTGGCCCGGAAGATCGCGGAGTACAACCAGGCGTACGGAGGCAAGCGTCCGGACAGCGGGAGCGATGGCTAGTCCGCTGTGGACCAAGGTAGGCGCGTTCGGCGAGTGGATCATTATCGAGACACCGGCCGATCTACCGGGTGCCCAGGAGATCCACAACCAGAAGTTCGCGGACGCCATGACCGAACTCCGGCGCCGTGAGGCGGACCGGGCGGAGCCGTACAACGAGGAGGTTGCCGCCATGCTCCGCGAACCGTGGCAGTGGACCGCGCACCGCAGACCACTGCCTTACTCGGCCGGACGTGGTTACTACGCGTCCGAGGTATGGGAACCCGCGCTGCCGCTCAAGCGGTGGAAGCCGTCCAGGGCGCCGAGCGACAGGCAGGCACGAGTCAACGCAGAAAAGATCACCAAGCGTGACTACGTGCCCCGGTGCGCCCGACGCTGGGACAAGAGCGGGGTGACCCCGAGCATGTTCGAGGTCATCTACGAAGAAATCGGATCCACCCCAGAAGGAGAAGTAAATGGCGACACAGGTACAGCCGACCGGCGACCTGAATCACATGTCCCTCGTGGACGCCGTGGCCGCTGAGTCCGGCGTCCACCCGGACACGGTCAAGGCCGTGCTCCGGGCCGCGTTCGATGTGATCGGCCGGACCACGGCCGGTGGCTTCAAGGTCACGGTGACCAATTTCGGCGCATGGCGCCGGAAGACGGTCCCGTACACGCGCAACCCGCAGACCGGCGAACCCGCCGGGCCGTCGGCGTACGTGGCTTTCCGGTCCACAGGCCGTCTGTCCGCGTGGGCCCGGTCCGGCACCGCCGGGGCCACCCTGGCCAAGTCCCCCAAGACAGGAAGTGAATCATGACCACGTACCCCGCAGGGGAGATCACCTGTAACGGCGTGACCGTGTCCGTGTTCACGGAGAACGGCAAGTGGGCGGCCGATCACGCCGGAGCCACGTGGCGCACCGACACGTGGGACCAGCTCGTCCATAAGATCGGCAGTGCCACCCGGAAGACCACCAAGAAGGTGGCGGTTCCGGTCACTCAGGTAACTCCAGAAGGTGTTCTCGGAATCAAGTTCCGGCGCGGCACGGCGACCGGCATCCACGGGTCGAACGGCAACGTTCTCGTCACGTGGCACATGCTCCACGGCGACGTGAAGGACCAGATCAGTAGGTGGGGCAGCTCCGAAGTGTTCTTCGGCGAGGTGACGGACGATGTGCTGGAGAAGTTCCACACCCTGGTCAAGGCCGCTGCTGAGGCTGAAGAGGCCAGGCACGCGTTCCAGAGCCAGCACAAGATCAACTTGCTGGAAACGGTCGAGCGCGCGATCGACCAGGACCGCACCGAAGCCTGATCGTTCCAGGACCGTGACCCACCATCTCCGCCGGTGCTCTCCTCCGGCGCACCATGAAGAGAGCACCGGCCCATCCCACAACTCAAGAGCCGAGATGACCGCCATGACCGGCGAGATCAACACGTGCATACCGGCAGTCGAGATGCGTCACTACCTCGACCCGCTCGACACGGACGACGGGCCGCTCCAGCGCCTCGCCCTCCGGTCACCCGCCCTCGCAGGGGAACCCGCCTCCGAGGCGGTCCTGTTGCCTACCTCAGAGGCTGCGAGCGACACCCCCTGCGCGGGGTACCCGCTCGCGGTGTGAGGTCCGCACACGGACGTACAGAGCTCCGGCCCTGCCGGAGTGCACACCTGTAGCTCAGGGGACAGAGCACCGCGCTACGGACGCGGAGGACGGGGGTTCGAATCCCCCCGGGTGTACGCAGACCACCACCACTACGTAAGGATCACCCATGCTCACACTCGACAGCTACATCGGCTCCAGGACGGTCCTGCCGAGCAGGCTCGGACCGGGCGACGTCGTCGCTGACCTTCAGGGCGAGTTTGCCCTGATGGTCGACGAGATCGAGCCCATCATGATCAGCTACAAGTCCGGTCCCGTGCCGGTGTGGTGGGTCAGGGGACACAAGGTCAACCCGGCCGGTCACTACGCCACCGTGATCACGGTGTGCATTCCGCGTCAGCACTGGTACCTGCTCAAGCAGTCACAGCCGGTGGCCGCCGCGCCCCTTGAAGAGAGGAGCGAGCCTCGTGGAGAAGCTGTCTCAGCGGCAGGCGCAAGCAGTCCGTCTCGCCGCTGACGGACTGACGAACGGCGAGATCGCCGCCGAGCTGGGCATCGGGCCCGAGTCGGTAAAAACGCATCTCGCCGCCGCGTACCGGAAGTTGGGTGTACGCAACCGGATGGAAGCAGCCAACAAGCTCAGGGGGTAGGGGATGTGCGCACATGATTCACCCCAGGAAGCCGCGCGGTGTGAATGCACCGGGTACGGATTCGGCGACCCGTCGTGCCGCTGCGGTCATCCTCGCTCGGAACACGTAGACGGTACCGGCGCGTGCGTCGTACCGGTCGCCCGGTGTCATGAGTTCGTGCTGCACCTCCACGACCCGTTCCCGGTGACCGTGGCGCTCGTCAAGGCTGCCGCCGCCGAGGTGGCCGCCGAGCTGGACGTAGGCCCGCTGACCGCACTGCGGGCGGCCACGGCCGCACTGCTGGCCGGACACCAACACGCCGCGCACCGGGACTACGAACTCACGTCGGTCCGTGCGCAGAATGACCGTCTTCGCAAGCAACTCAGAGAACTGCAAAGGCAGTTGGACGTATGAAGATCATCCCCCTGTCTAGGGGGTACATCACCGTGGTCGACGAGGACGATTACGATGATCTTTCGCAGTACAACTGGTACGCACTGGTCATGGGCCCACACACCGTTTACGCGTGTCGAGACATACGACGAGACGGCAAGCGAGTCTGTGAGTACATGCACAGCCGTTTGACTGGCTACCCCATGACAGACCACGCCAATGGGTTGAGTCTGGACAACCGTCGAGAAAATCTCCGGCGGACCACCTACGTCCAGAACAATCGCAACGCCCGTAGCCGTGTAGGCAGTTCGTCCAAGTACCTCGGAGTGACCTGGTACAAGCGGGGTGGCAAATGGATGGCCCGGATACAAGACGGCGACAAGCGGACTCATCTCGGATACCACATTGCCGAGGAGGACGCTGCTCGCGCCTATGACCGAGCCGCGTTCGCACGCGACCCGCAGTTTTGTCGACTCAACTTCCCCGAGGAACACAAGGTGATCATCACGTGAGTACAGACAGCAAAGGGCTAAGCCGGGGGGACGGCATGGTTGACGCCCGAGGGGTGTTGATCGAACCCGGCGATATCGCAATTTATGGCTTCGGCGTAGGCCGCAGTGTGGCCATGGCTGAGGGCCGCATACGGGACGACGGGTACGGTCACGTGTCGACCACCCCGAGTGGCCGCGTATGGGTGAGCATCGTGCGCCGGTCGTACGGGAGTGGCACGGAAGACCGCGTGCACGTGGCGCCGGACCGCCTCGTCGTCCTCAAGCAGGGGCTCAACAACCAGGGTGACTTGGACCCAGGAATCCCCACGCTGTATCCGTCGCCGTTGCCGACCCAGGACGAGACCAACCTGAAGGAACTGCAAGAGCTGGTCGCACGTACCCGGGCCACCCTCGAAGCCCTGGAAGCCGGGGGTCTTGTGCCGGATTACTGGCGTCACGACTACATGCGCCGGAGCCTGGCCGCGCAGGGGGTCGACGCGGACGACGAGGCCGCGTTGCACGCCCACGTACTTCGCAAGGAACGCACATGGCTACAGGAGCGCGAGGCTCGGTTGACGGAGCTGCGGGCCCGGATGGAGGCGGATCCGTCGTGACGTGGCTTCACTGGTTCTACCGGATCCTCATGTGCCCGTTCACGGGCCATGAGTACTCCCTGCCTCTCAACCGCTGCATCCACTGCCGGAAAGAACCCCGCCCATGGCCGAAGAGGTGAGATGGCCGCCGAAGCACGAGACGTACTGTCGCGAGTGCCGGAAGATAGTGGCCGCTCGGATCGATCTCGGGTCGCTGGACACGCCGGACACGCACTTCGTGTTCTGCACGGTGGACGACTACGGCCGCCGGGGGGGTCCGTTCAAAGTGTGCCAGGGGCGGCGCGGCACGTCGGCCCTGACCCACGGCATGGAAGACCCGAGGGCCGCGTCCTACGTGGGACCGGAACCGGTGGACCTATGCTTGTGACCGGACTGGCCAACGGCCGGTCCTGAAGGTCCGATCCACCGCACCGACGTACGGAGACACCATGCGCGAGTATCACCTGCCGAGCGGCGAACTGGTTCCGGCGGAACTGCAAGAACAGATCGCCGACGACGTACGGGATTTCGACCAGGCCCAGACGCCGGAAGCACGGTCGGCCGCCGCGTTGAAGAAGATCGGAAACGAGCTGCCGCGCATCCGCGCGGCGGTTGCCGGTGAGGACATGCTCGTCAAATGCGTGGAACGCATGGCCGTGGCGCTGGAGATCGTGGCTCTCAGCGAGCTGGGGTTCACCTCGGACACCGTCGCGAACACCACGCCCGCCCACCGGCTCATGGCCCGCTACGGTCTGCTCGACCCGGACGACGAAAGGCCGCTGTGAAGATCACATCGGAGCAGAAACGAAAGATCCCCTGGTTCATGCACCGGAATCGGTGCGCGCGGTGTTCCGGCTACCACGCTCCGTGGTGGGGCACGGTCCGGGCACCCTCGTGCGAGGAGGGATCCGCCCGCGTCAACGACATGACCATGGCGCTGGAATCTCTGAAGGTCAAGGAGAACCGATGATGGTGGACGTTCCGGACTACCAACCGATCCCGGGGGACATCGGCCTGACTTCCATCTCGGGCAAGGTCGGGAGATCGATCAAGCTGGGCCAGTGGCTAGCTGGTGACGGATTCCATGATCTTTCCCACGCGTTCACCTACGTGGGCGACGGCAAGATCATGGAAGCCATGCCGGGTGGCGCCCGCATGGCCGAGCTGATCCAGTACGAGTCAAAGAAGATCATGTGGCTCCGGTGCCCCGAGCAGTACGGGGAGGCCGTGGCGCGAGCCGCCATCAGCTTCCACGGTGTGAAGTACGCGTTTTCCGACTACGGCGCCTTGGCGCTGCACCGGTTCCACATCCCGACGCCGCGCCTGAAGTGGTTCATCGCGCGTCGGAAGTCGATGATCTGTTCGCAGTTGTGCGACCGGGCCGCCCTGACGGGCGGGTGGCACATCTTCGATGACGGCCGCTGGTCCGGCTACGTCACGCCCGGTGACCTCTACAAGTGTGCGATCAAGTCCGGGGGTCAGCCGGGAGAACGGTACAAGGTGAGTCGGTGACACGACGCATCTACCTGACCCAGGGGAAGTTCACCCTGGTAGACGATGATAACTACGACCTGTTGTCGCAGTGGAAGTGGTGCGCTCACGTCAAGGTGAACACCACTTACGCCGTCCGGAGTATCTACGACCGGGGTACGTGGCAGACCGTTCCCATGCACGGCGTGATCATGGACCAGAAATACATAGGTCACATCAACGGTCTCGGACTGGACAACCGGAAGATCAACCTGAGGTTGTCCAGTCCGTTGTTCAACAACAGGAACCGCCGACCTGATCGCGGTCATGTCTTCAAAGGTGTTCGTCCGTCTTCCGGCACTCGATGGAGAGCTAGGATCTACGCGGATGGCAAGCGGTTCTGCCTCGGTACGTTCGACGATGCAGAGACGGCCGCCCGAGCGTACGACCGGGCCGCGTTCGAGAAAGATCCGGTGCACTGCTACTTGAATTTCTTCGACGAATACAGGGGGTGATGCCATGACAGAGCTGATCACACCCCGCGCGTCCAATCTCCAGTACGGCCAGGGGTCCTCACTCTGGAAGTTATGTACTGGACGAAGGGCAAGGGTGCCGCGAAGTGGACCGGTGCCAAGCACAAGTGGTCGACCCTCAACAAGTTGCTGAAGGCCGCCGGTGTGCCGTCAGGCGAAGTCGACGGTCTGACCACCAACATCATCCAGGCCGTTCTGCCTGGCTACATGGGCTCGAAACAGAAGAAGGGCACGTACGCAAAATGATCATTGACCCCGACAAGAAGGCCACGAAGCGTGGTCTGTTCCGCACGATCTTCAGCCCGTTCATGGGCGCCAACGCGCGGCGGGCCCGCCTCGCGCACCGCGATCTCAAGGACGCGCGGGCCAAGCTCGCCGAGCAGCGCTCGGTGAACCGCAGCGTGAAGCAGCTCCGGAAGGACGGGGTTCTCAAGTGACCAACGACCGCCGGAAAGCCGTGTACCTCCGCCAGAACGGGTCGGACACCCGGCTCACCGGCGCTCAGCGCCGGAGGCTGCGGAGCAAGCGTCACAAGATCAAGTAATCTCAACCGGTACGGGCGTGACGGCCCCGGCTCACCGCCGGACGTCGCGCCCGTTTCCGCATCGCGGCCCGGCACATCACGCCGAGCGTCAGCCCGTACGTCGCGTGACCAAGACTGCTGTTGACCATGGTCTGCCACGACACCGGGAACAACTGGGTCTGCGCCACCGGGAAGAGGCTGAGGAAGCCGAGCATTCCGAGGCCGATCATGCTCGCGTAGACCAGGCCCAGCTTCGGCCCCCACCACTTGCGCGGGCAGAGCGTCGCGAAGATGACCCCCATCCCGGCCCCGTTGCCGAGGGTCCGCCACGCGTACCCGACCCACCACGGAGTACCGTCCCCGAAGATCATGGTGCCGATGTGCGGGATCGGATCGCCGCCTCCCTGGCTGAAGCTCAGAGCGAGGCGCATCAGGTCGTAGGCCAGCACAGCCACGATGCCGCCGAGGAACCCCGTGGCGGCGTCACGGCCCACGGCAGGGAGCAGCATCCCGAGTGTCAGGATGGCCGCGTACGCCGGGATGACCACGAACGTGAGCAGTGTGCCGAGCGGAGCGAAGCCCGCGTAGGCGACGCTCAGCATCAGGATCGGTGCGGAACCGCACATGGCGCACGCGAGTCGCGCTCCCACTTCGGTCACCTGATCGAAGCTGATGTCCGGCATCCTGTCCGGTCTGGGCACGCCTGCCAGAAAGACCATGGACCCCAGCCCGAGGAGGGTGAAGCCCATGACCGGGATGACGAAACTCACGGCCTACCGGCCTATGACCTTGAACTCGAAGACGTCGAACGCCTGCACCCGCGTGGCCACGTTGGTCACCAACGCGGGGTGACCGGGGCCCGAGCAGTACACGTCGCCCCGGTAGCTGCCCTTCGGCAGACCTGTGATCTCTGCGGTGAGGTCGCCCTTGAAGCCCTGGATGCCGGAGAACGCCGCGTCGTAGTCCTCGCCCGGCAGCGCTCCGAACCGGTCCAGCGTGGTCACCCCGAGATGGCAGTGCGCGAGGGGCCTGCCGGATTCGTCCAACTCCCCCGGGTGCTCATGCAGGGTGGTTCCCGCACCGCCGGTCTCATCGAACGTGAAGGCGTTGAGGTCGAGCACGCCCTGATCGTCGGCGACGAGAATCTTGACCTTCACCGGCTTGTGCACCCAGTTGAAGAACTTCGCGTTGGCGCTCACCCGCACCGGGTGTTCGGCCACTTCCCCTACGGGGGTGGACACGCAGGTGTTCGCCTTGTTCGCTACACCCTCGCCCGGTTCCAGGTCGGACGCGTCGCAGAATTCGGACGTCTCCGGCGGTGCGGCATCCTGCCGGACGTTCTCGACCGGCGTCCCGCGCACGACCTTGATGGTGCCGGGCCGACCGGCCGGAGCGGGCGCCGTGGCGGACGCACTGCCGGACTCCGTGGACGCTGCTCCGGGGTCTTCCTCCGGCGTGGCGGTCCCGGTGCTGCGGTCGTCGTGCTCACCGGCCGCAGTTCCGGTGTTCGGCCCGGATGCGCTCGACTGCGACGCCGTCTCGGATGCGCTCGACTGCGACGCCGTCTCGGATGCACTCGACTGCGCCGGAGCCGGAGTGTGGCCCGACGCCACACCACACGCGCTGAGCAGAACCAGTGCAGACGCGGTGCACGCGCCACGCTTGAAGTTCTTGCGGGTCATGAGTCACTCCTTCGTAGACGCATGGATCATACCGACATTCAACCAACGGAGTTGATCAGGATGACCGAACGCTTCGGCATACAGCGCTGTTCCGTGTGCGGTCACTACGCCTTCGGGCGAGTGATCCACGTGACGGACGGCTTGCACGTACCCATGGACGACGAGGAGGAAGACCACGATGACTGATCGCAAGACCAACGCACTGGTGCGCCGGGCCGGAGATGCCAAGGCGTCGCGCCGGAAACCGGTGCTTCTCGACGCGCAGGAAACGGCTTGGGCCCATGCCCGACGGGAGCGCTACTACTGCCCCGGTTGCGGGCAGGTGCGGGCCCGGCGAGACAACTGGGGGATACGTCAGCTCTCGGGTGACCGGGTACTGCCGCACGAGTTCAACACCGGGGTACGGGAGGTCGAACTCTGCCCCGGTGGGCCGATCGATCCGAAGGGGGACCGGGCACCGTGACCGACTACTACGCACGGATCAACGAAGCCACCAAGGACGCGGAGTCGCGTGGCTGGGTACGGGTTCCGGGCAGCTACAACCCGACATGGCGCAAGTCGGTGGAGCACCCCACACCGGCCAGTGTGATCAAGTGCGGGTGGTGGACCAACCCTTTGTACCCCAGCCACCAGTTCGTCTCGTTCATCCTCCGGGGCCGTGACCGCGCGCCGGGTGCGGTGTACCGGACCAGCCGCACCTACTGGACACCATGCTTCGATCGGAGCATCAGTTTCAAACGGGCACTGGAGATCCTCGCCGCCGAGACGGACGAGGTCCACGAGAACCACTGGGCCGGGTGATGGCCGACCACTACGACGACGAGGGCCGCCGGATCGACGTCGCGGAGCTGGGTGAGATCCGGCTGTGCGCGCGCATGTGCGACACGTGCGTGTTCCGTCCGGGGAACCTCATGCACCTGGAACCCGGACGGGTGACCGACATGGTCAAGGCCGCACACAAGGACGAGGGGCACATCACGTGTCACAAGACGCTCGACACCGAGGCGCCTGCCATCTGCCGTGGCTACGCCGACAAGGCCGACCGTGGCCGGTCCCTCGCGCTGAGGATCGGCCGCGCGCTGGGATGGCTCCGCGAAGTAGAACCGCCGAGGAAGGATCACGAATGAGTCTGGTCAACTGCCCCGTAGACCCTGACTGTGCCTTGGTCGAACTGACCAGGCTGCCACAGCACGTCTACGAGGTGCACACCGAAGATCACCCCAACTACAACCGGTGGGACATCGTGGAACGCTGTTTGACTCAAGCCGTCCGCAACACGGCCGGGACGCACCCTTCGGTGCCGATTCCGGCCGTTCGCAACGACTGCGCGTTCTGCCACCGGGAACGCAGCCCCAAGGACGACAACCACGCACCGGAATGCCCGTACTGGGTGTTCTTCGGAGAGGGATGATCATGTACGAGTGCCCCATCGAGGGCTGCGCTTCCAACCACATCGATGTGACGAGTCTCAAGACTCATGTGATCCGCACCCACACGGACATAGCCGACAGCCCGACGCGAAGGGAGCGGACAGCGGAACACATCATCGAGCATCAGCGTGTATCGTCAGCTTTGGACTTGGTAGAGATCATCGGCGGCATGCGCCGCATGGCCTACGACTACGAGCAGGGAGACATCTGGTGAGCGGACCCCGACCCGCACCCGAGCCGGACCGGTGGCCCACTCCCGAAGAAGCCGCCGACACGGACTGTGTCTTCCACGGCGAGATCTACCCCGAGCACGATTTCTACTACGGCTCCGAGTGCCGCCGGTGCGGAGCCGAGGCAGACGAGGACGACATAGCCGACGATGTGCCGAACAGGATGCAGCGGAATCTCGGGATCTGAGCAGCAAAATGCCCCCTCCTCGGAGGGGGCATTTTTGCGTTGTGGACTAGCTGGTCAGCTTGCCCGGAGGCGACACCGACGCGGGCACCGGCGCCGTCACACGGCCGCGCAGCCAGAAAGCACCGAACACGGTGATCAGCCCGAGGACGTTCGCCTGGTGCTCAGCGGCCCAGTCCAGACCGAACGCGGCGAACAATGCACCGGCCGCGACGACGACACCGGATGCCAGGGCAATCAGGCCGTCGCCCGAGGACACGGCCAGTGCGACCGCGAACACGAACACGACCACCGCAGTAGCGATGCCCTGGAACTTACCGCTGGAATCGAACCCGTACGCCGACACCACCTGGAAAACACCGGCGACGAGAGCGAGGTACACCGCCTGTTCGCGACCGAAGATCTTGATGGGGTTCATGATGGTCTTCCTTCTCTCAGCCGATGAGCCGGGCGAGATCGTTCAGCCCGGTCACTACTTGTCTTCCCACGGTGGTCTGGCCCATGTAGAACCCGATGATCAGGAAGACGCACGCGATGAGCGTCTGCGGAGATCTCCGTCCGGCGATCAGCGCGATTCCCAGCAGGGCCAGCAGTATAGGGATAGCCAGAGTCACGGCCGCAGTGTACCGCCCCTGCGCGGTTCGTCCGAGACGGAACAGAACCGGTGCACTACGCCCCGTCCAGAGAGGGGTGGACCTGGTTGCCCGGCCTGGCGCTCCCGTCGCCCTCAGCGGGGCGTACAGCCCTTCCGGCCCGGGTCGGGCCGCGCGGCCCTACCGGGTTACCGGCGAGTAAGAGATCCAAAGCTCTGTGCGTCCGCCTAACGAGATCCTTTGCCGCCCGGACCCCCGTGGTACCCCGGACTTGGGTTAGGGATTTGTGCAGGCGGGGGACGTGATCACGAACATTGGTCGGAGCGAAACGGTCATTGCGGGCACAAGACCTCAAGCACCCGTACAGATCTTCTGAACGACCGTAGCGATCTTCTCGCCGTAGTCCTGCGCCGGTGCCCACCGGCCGCCGAGGTCTTCTACGTAGTTCACCGACCCGAACGCCCCGGTTCCGGGGCCGACCCACACCGCACGTGGGTCAGGAGTGTCGTCCGGTACCGGGAGACCGCAGTACAGCCGGAGGTGGTGTGCGTGCGCCAAGGCCCCGACGCGCGGGTAGCCGTCACGGTCGATGGAGAACCGCGCGTGGTCCTCGGGCCGGTCGCCGGAGGAATCGCGGATCTTCAGACCGCACGTGTTGCCGAACGTCGGCTGCACCGCACCGCCGAACCGGCCGTAGCCGGTCTCGTGGCCGCACTGTGCGGCGAGCACCACGGGATCTACCCCGGTCGCCAGTCCGGCGTCCCACAGCGCCGTCACGGCCTTGGCGTACCAAGCCGAGTGCAGCGAGGCGAACATCCGCACCGCCACGTAGGGCAGGCTCGGAACCGCGATGACCGGGATCACCGGTACCTCACTTCGTCGCGTAGCAACGGATTCCAGTCCTTCACCTGGTTGTGCGCCCAGTCGAACGCATCACGCCAGTTCGTGAATGGCTGTAGACCGTACTCGTAGTTACCTGAGAAACCGCGAGTCACGCGAGCCATCCAGCAGGACCCCAACTTGCATACCGTCGGCTTGGGGTAGCGGCTCACTGGTACCTCACCTTGTCACCAGGGCTGATCTCGTCACCCTTGACCGACGGGTTCAACTGCCGGAGCCGGTCAACGGTGACCTTGTACCGTTGGCCGATCGACCACAGGGTGTCGCCCCTGGCCACGGTGTGAGTCCTGACGACCGTGGCGACACTGCCCGATACGGTGATCTTGTCACCGATGCCGATGTTGGAATCCTTGATCGCGGGGTTCAGCTTGCGGATCTTGTCCACGGTCGTGCTGTACTTCCGGGCGATGGCCCACAGTGTGTCACCCTTGACCACGGTGTGGATCCTGACTCCCGGAGCCGGGGTCCCCGATACGGTGATCTTGTCACCGGGAGTGATCAGATCACCTTCGGCCCACGGATTGAGGCGCCGGAGCGTATCCACGGTGACGCCGTACCTGCGGCCGATCGACCACAGAGTATCGCCCCTGGCCACGGTGTGAGTCCTGGCCCCCGGAGCCGGAGTGATCGCGGTCATCCGCTTCGCCACCTTGGCCCGCATGCCGCTCATGGTGAACCCGCGCGGATCGATCTTCCCGGGCTGCCATTCGAGGTGGCCGATCACGTGGTGCTCGTTCCATCCGTGGTGCTTGCAGATGGCCGCACTCACGCGCTCGATGGCCAGCAACTGAGCGGCAGGCCACGGGTCTGTTCCGTTGCCCATGTTCTCGCACTCGAACCCGTAGAACGCGCGGTTGCCATCGGTGTTCGCCTGGTTGTCCTGCGGTGCCGGACGCCCTGCCCTGACGGCCGCGAGAACGTCGGCGTCGCCGCTTCCGGCGTGGTTGGCGCGGCCGTAGCCGACGAGGTGTACCTTGCCGTCCTTGGTGATGACGCCGTGACAGAGCGGGCCTGGCAGGCCGCTGTACCCGTCCCGGCAGATCTGCACCGTGCGAGCGCTGCCACTGGTGACCGTGTGATGGATCATCACTCCGTACACCGGCCCCCACGCACCTATGTGGTTGCGGTTGTGGGTTTCCCAGTTGCCGATCTCGACCACGGTCACACCGGCCGCGCGGAGGACGGACGCGAACTTAGCTGCTGTCATCGGTGTCGTGCTCACCATGATCCCCTGCCGCTGTCTTCCAGGAACTCGTCACATTTCAGAGTGAGGTAACCCTCATTGATCACTTCGAATGCATGATCGTACTCATCGGGGGGCAGCGCCGAACGCGCCTTCCCCTCGGGGGACTCCGCGCCCTTCAGGACTCCGTACAGGGGACACAGTGCGCGCGTCCGCTGCTCGGTCTGCGTGGCACTAAGATCACTGGTGACCTGATTCAGCCGGTCCGTGTTCTTCACCGTGGCAGCTCCGACGAAGACAAGCACAACGGTGATTATCACATCCAGGAACATGGAACCTGCGAGAGCCCATATCATCAGCCGGTTACGCCGCGTGGAACTGGCCAGAGAAACGAACTGTGTGCCACTGTCATGGGCCAGTGTTTCCACCTCGCCCGTCAGCTCGACCGCCATCCGGATCAGCCGGTCCACCCGGCTCTGATCCGTCGGTTCCTGTTCCGGCGGCGTCGTCCCGCTGCTCATGATCGTTACCTCCCGGTCGGCGTGGCTCACCAGCCTCTTCCCTGAGGCACTGTGCTTCTCCTGTCAGACCTTCAGCGAAGACTTCCAGCCTGGCCGCCATGCGCAACAGTTCTTCGCGCAGTCGTTCCGACTCGGCTACCAGCCTGTCAGTTCCACCGTTCCCCGAGATCATGATGGTCAGCTCCTCCGGACCGCTGCAAGTGCGTCGGCCACGGCGCGGCTCGCGTCCTGCATCGAATGCTGTGTAGCGGCCAGAGTGGTCACGTATTCGGTGCGCACGGTTTCGTTCAGCCTACGCAGCTCGTCCTCCAGCCGGTCCGCACGCGCCGTCTCCCGGTCGAGTGCCTGGTTCAGCCGGTTGAAGAGCACACGCGACACCATGATGCCGAGTACCGCGATGACTCCGACGGCTCCGTACTGAATGAGTACTTCCACCGCAGGGTTCATGTCTCCTCTTGTCCGGCCGAGCGCGCCTAGATGAACCATTCGAGTTGGTTAAAGCTGATCCACGACGGTTCGTCCACCGTATGTGAGTGGTTTCCCACGGATCCCGAAGTCCCGTTGATCGTGACGGCCGTGCCGCTGGTGTCGCCTCCGTGGGCGTGCGAGCTGGAATCGGGAGTCCGGTTACCCGTGGTTCCGTCGATCGTCACGGCGGTGCCCAAAGCTCCCTGTGTTCCGTGAGTGTGCGGTGAAGTGGCCGACACCTGACCGGAGTGGTTGTGCACGGTTTCCCGGATTTGGTGAGTGTGTGCGTTGTCGTCAATGTTCACGCCGTGGTTGTGCTGCCCATGAGTGTGGGCGTAGCTGGATATTCCATGGGTGTGCGCGTTGTCGGTGATCCCGATGCTGTGGTTGTGAGAGCCGTCCGAGCCCGGAGCTGCGGTCATCCCTATGAGGATCATCTGGCCGTTTGTCTCTATGTCGATCTTGACCACGTTGGAACCGCCGATGGCCGTACGCGTGCAGAGCAGCGAACGCCGGGCGGCGGGACGGTACTTGGCGTCCAGCGTCGCGACGAGTGAACCGCTCGACCGGTCCACCGCTCCCTGCATCTGCACTTTCCAGGTGCCGTGATCCCAGATACGGCGGATCTGCGCGTTGCCGTTCAGGTTCCCGTTGTGCGTGAAGCCCGAGGCGAGGGACACGGTCTCCCACGCGCTCTCACTGAACTGCGCGGCGATCTCCCCGAGCGCGACCAGGTCCGTGCCCTGCTTGATGATCAGGACCGTGTCACCGGCCACGGGTGCGTAACTGTCCAGGTAGCGGATTCCGTCGATGGTGGTGGTGGTGTCTCCGGAGATCTGCACACTCAGCGTGGGGGGCGTCGCTCCGGTGGCAATCGCCGTGACCGCGCCCTTACGGATGGTCGCAGGATCGAAGTCGAGAACCGCCTGCTCCGCGATCTTCGCAGCGAGCGCGCGGATCTGTTCAGTCAGCGCAGCTTCCGCTGCGGCAGCTTCCGCCGCTGCCTGTTGCGCCGCTGCCTCCTCCGGCGTCGACTCGGGGACCGGCGGTACGGGAACGGCCGGATCACTGCCTTCGGCGGGAGGGGTGGTCATGCCAAGATCCTTTTCGCCCGGAGAACCAGGCTCTGTAGGTCGGTCGCACGCAACGGCACGTTGAAGCTGTCCACGGCGTACAGTCCGGTGACGCGCGAGCGGGCCCGCTCGACCTGCACCACGTGACCGGCTTCGTACGACGGGTTGACGATACCGCTGATGGTCAGTCCGGAGCTGAACCCAAGCAGGTTGCGGAGCAACTGGTCTGCTGTCTCCTGCGCGTCCTCAGTCGTTTTGATCGTCTGATCTGTGACGAACCTCGGAACCTCGCCGTACGGGCCGAGATGGTACGTCGCCGAAGTCGGCTCCGCGTCCCACGCCACGGCCCGGACAGCGGGCAGTTCGTCGCCGGGCGACTCACCAGTGATCACTACGCCGTTGAACCCCGGTTCGTCGGTGAACACCCTGGACAGGCTGGTCATGATGCAGCCCTGACCTTCGATGTACGTGAAGTCCGGCGAGGGCAGTGCGTCGATGTCCACCGGCGGGGCGATGACCACCCACCCGTCCACATCGAAGTAGATCTCGCACCCGAGCGAGGTGGACAGGTCGGTGCACGCCTTCCAGGGGTCGTCTCCCACGTCGTACAGCTTGGGTGCCGTGGTGACCCTGGTAGTGCTGATGGCGTCGTATTCGAGATCCGGGAACGTCCTTTCGAGGATGGTCTTGATCGCGTCTATGAGGTTGGTGCCCACCTCGATCACGTACGGGCTGACGAACTTGTCCCGCTGCACCGTGCGGCTGAGATCGTAGGCTTCGAGCTTGATGTCCGCCGACCCGCCCGACGAGTCGTCCACAGATGATTTCGCCAGGCGGAACACACCGAGCGGCAGGACTTCGGTCGTACCGTCGGTGTACCGGACCCCCCTGTACGGACGCAGGATCGTCCCGTACGGCGTCAGGAGACTGCTTGTGTCGCCCGGTACCAGAATGCCCGTTGGATCTATGCACGTCGCACTACAGGCCCGCCGGATTTCGGCCGTGCGGTCCACCGTGACTTCCCCGCCGGTGGCAGGCAGGCGAAGTGTTTCCTGGGTCGGGCTGATCACGTCGATGTAGCTGTAGACCTCATGGCTCCGGCGGATCTCCGCGAGCAGCCGGTCCGTCGCGCGGCTGACGGCCACGGTCACCACCTCCGCGATACATGCGCCATCGGGGGCGTCTCGTCGCGGTGCTCGACCTCGTCACCGGCCGCCGGTGGCTCGAACTCCCTGAACCACCTGTTCACGTACTGATACCAGTCACCGGGCCGCTCGCCCCTGGCGCGCCGGAGACAGGTGCTCTCGTCGGTGTCCATGAGCACGATGCGGAAGCCGCGCCGCGTATACCACTCGCGATCCCGCCGCTTCGGAGCGCCGAAGATCACCCATAGATCCACATCCTTGCGGGACTCCCACTTGGCCAGCACCCGGTCCCGCGCCTCGTACACGTACGGCCGGATCTCACGCACATGGTCGTGAATCTCCTGGCCGGACAGCGCCGCCATGAGGGCGTCGTAGTCCACCACGAGATCACCGGGCTGCATGTGCTGCTCGACGTACCGGTTCTTCCCCGAGCAGGGGGGCCCGGCAACAAGTGTCGCGAGAGCTGTCACCATCCCTCCTCGAAGTGCGGAGCGTTGGCTGACAGATAGTAGTTGCTGCCGAGTGGCCGCGCGCGGACCCACCCCTCGCGTGGATGCAGGGGCCGGGGTGCGTAACAATGCGTGCATATCCAGAACCGCCACCCGCGTCGCTGGAACGCGTGAGACTGCACAGTGACCCAAGTCATGCCCATGCACCCCGTCCGTCGCACAGTCCGGACAGCCGTAGAAGCCAGTGCACCGGAGAGATCTTCAGCCGGATACAGCCGGGGCACACCCATGAGTCCCGCATGGCTCACCCTTCCGGGGCGATCTGGACGAATGTGATCTTGAAGAAGCGGATGGGGTTGGTGAACCGCTGGCCGGTGTACTGGAGCGCCGACGACGGATCGCCTACTGCCCGCACCCACCACGCGGCATCCACCGGGGACTGGAGGAACAGTGTCCGGCCGGTCCGGAGCTGCGCTCGCAGTTGTGCATGTTCGGCCCGGTTGAGCACCAGGGTCAGCTCGAACGATTCGCCCTTGTACCCCTCCGTGAGCACCACGGGGAAGTCTTCCCCGAGCGGCTGGAACACGACCGCTGTGTTGGTTGTGCCCACGGTCACCGGGCCCGCCGGTACATGCACCCGCAGGATCATGGCGAAGTCCGTGGTGAGATCCTTCAGCCACCACTCGCGAGCGGTGAGACTCACCTCGTCCGAGTCGGGGCCGTATCCCGAAACGAACCTGTCACCGGCCAGTCCGTAGCTCACGGTCTGCGCCCGGTACTTGCGGCGTTGCAGGGGCACGACCGTGTTGTCCACGTACTCAGTGATGCCCGTGAGCGAGTCGAACTGCGGAGGCCGGATCGTCTGCCCCGGAAGGTCGTACCAGTCGCCGTAGCCGGTGCCGTCGTCGTCCGCGTACTGGATCGAGGGGGCCGACCACACAGGGTGTGTACTCCGGCCGGTGCCGTTCCTCCACACTTCGGTGTCGCCCAGCATGACGCCGATACGGTCGAAGTACACGAAGTCACCCACGGTCCGGTCCGTGACGGACACTTCGGGCTGGATACCGGTCGTGCCCTCGGGGAGATCCACCGTGCCACTTGAGGACGACCATATCGCCGTGCTGAACGACGACCCCTGCCGTGTCTCCGAACTGATCAGTTGATTGGCCCGGTAGAACTTCAGGGTGAGGAACGGGGTACCGGCCGTCGAGCCGATGAAGTCGGAGATGAGCGTCACCCGGTTTCCTGCGCGAGCGAGGATGTCCGGATCGATCAGGCTGATATCCGTGACCGCCGGTGCCGTGGCCACGGCCAGACCGGAGGTGAGTGGCACGGCAGGTTTGACCAGGCCCACCCAGGACGCTGCCGACTGGAGCGACGATCCGGACCCCGGGGTGTACGCGCCAGTGACCGACTGCGCGCCCGTAGGGACCACGCCGTTGCTGTCGTAGATACCGGTCATCATGAACGGGTTGCTCGCGCCCGTGGTGTCGTCCACCCGTTCGGTTTCGTTTGCGCCCGGAGCAGGCGCCGACGGCAGGGCCTTGATGATCCCTATCCACGATGCCGCCGCGAAATACGACCGGTTCAGGTTGGCTTTTCGTGAGGTGTTGCCGGTGCCGATCGTGCCGTTACTGTCGGCCACGCTCACGGTGATCGTCCGGTAGCTCGACCAGCTCGCCCAGTATTCCCGGGAGTCGTCGGCCCGTTCGGTGACCTCAGAAGTCCAGTTCCAGTAGGTGTAGTAGTCCCCTGACGCGGAGAAGATGCAGTGCCGCCACGACCGGCTGTCCGTGTTGTTCACTGTGGCCGTGGTGACCGAGTTACCGGACCCGGACTGTGATGTGTTCTCCGTGAGGAACTGGTTCGCCGCGTCGTCCGCACCCCGGTACGCGGTCACCTGCGTCATGACCGGTTTGACCGTGGCGGACAGGGTGCCGGACCAGGACGAAGGCTCCGAGCCTCCGGCCGTGCGCTTGAGTACGGCGAACCGGAGCGGTGCGTAACTGTCCGACTGGGTGATGTTTCGGACTACTGTCCAGCCTGCCGGGGCCGTGACGGTCGGTACGACGGGGTCCGAGACGGACACCGAAGCAATCATCAGGTCTCCGGACTGGACGCCCGACGGCCGGTTGATGGTGTAGCCGGTTGTATTGGACGAGGTGGACCACACAGTCCCCTTGCCCACGTACGAAATGTTGGGACTGGCCGCCGGAGGCTGAGTGTTGGCGACCATGGTTCCGGCCACGTCGTCGTTGAAAGCGAACGCCGACACCCGCCATGCGTTCGGGTCCGTGTTATTGACCACGGCGGAAGTCAGGTACAGCGGAGTGTCGCTCGCCCGTGTGGTCACGTTCTCCGCGACGAACTGCTGTGCCGCGTCGGCCGCGCCGGAGTAGGCGACCACCCGCGCGTGCCTCCGGCCGGAGGCCACGCTGACCGTGCCGTCGGTCCAGGATGCGGGCTCGGAGCCGGTGGCCGTGCGCTTCAGCACGAAGAGCGCTGTATCGGTCGAACTGTCGTCCACCGACGCTGTGTTGACCAGGGCCCAGCCTGCCGGTGGCGTGCATGTGCTGTGATTGGACGTGGTCACGAAAGCCAGCATCAGGTCCCCGACCACCAACCCGGCGGGGGCTTCCAGAGTGAAGTTCGTGGCTGTCGATGTGCTGTTCCAGTTGACGCCCGTCGCCCTGAAAGCCAGGGAAGGGGTGATCCCGTCGTAAGTGATCCTCTTTGTCTGGAGTCCATGACCGCCGATGCCGGGCGGGGTGACGCGGGAAACCGTGCTGCCCACGCCAGCAACCCAGTTGGTCTGTGTGGGATCTTCAGCGGTCGCACTGAAGGCGTCCAGGATATTGCGGGACGCGTGGCCACCGTCGTTCCACGGCGTGTTCGTACCGGGCATCAGGCCGACGTGGTCGACATGGTGTACCTCGCCACTGGCCGCGCCGGTCACTTCGAGCTGCACCCGGGCCCACTTGGTCACTGACGGAGACGTACCGGTGCCGACCGTCTCAGTCCATGTCGACGCGCTGTCCGTGGCCGTCGCGGTAAGGGTGTCCGAGAGCTGCTCGGTGAACTGATCATCGTAGAAGAGGATCCGGGTGTTGACCGTGCGCGCGGTGGCCGCTGCGCGGAACTGTGCACGAACTGTCACCGGGATGTCCGGGGCACATCTGACGAACGTGGACAGTACGGAATACGTGCCGGACGCACCGCCTGTCATCTTGCCCGACGCGACCCCGGCGTAATACACCGAGGTGTCCCGCACGATGCCGCAATTGATCGTCGTGTATTCCAGACCGTCAGTGGACGTCTCGAAGTCGGCCTGTTGCACCGACAGGATGTTCGAGGTGTTCCGCAGGGTCAGCGCTACGGAAGAGCGGAAGCTGTCCGGGACCACGGCCACGGTCCCGGTACCCGGACCGCCGAACACGGTGTTGTCCTCAACGGGAACACCAGGGGTGGGACCGACTACCGAGAACTCACGGCCGACCCACTCGGACCGCGCGCCGAAGGCAGAAACCACCCGCACGTACGCATGGTACGTATCAGCGTTCAGCGAGGTAGGCAGGGTGACCGAAGTGGTGTCACCCGTAACGGTGGCCTGATACACCGGGTCCGTGGTGGACGGATTGAAGGTGGAGTCCGCGACCTGGATCCCGGTGAACACCTTGTACTGGGCCGACGCCTGTAGATCGCCGTCCGCCTGTGCGTACGTCCACGAGATGACCGGCGACGGGGTGAGCTGTGTACCCGAGGGAGCGTCCACGGTCACCGTGGGGCGTGCCCGGTAGTTGACCACGGCCCACAGCTTGTACACCCGGACGCATTGCAGCACCGCGTGGTAGGTGAACACTTGGCACATGAACTTGTTCAGCCGGTGGATATCCCAGGGATGGCCGAGCGGATCACGCTGATATGTGGCCACCTCGTAGTCAGTGATCGTTTCCGACAGGGATATCGTCCGTGAAGTGAACCGGGACGTGTCGTCGAACGGCAGCACGTTGACCGTGATCGTGCGCGGAGTAGACCCGATACGCGCAGCCCGGATCATGATGGTAATGGACGTGATCACCGCGCCTTCCGGCACGGCGGTGATGTCCACCGGGAAACGGACACAGGCGCGGCCCTTGTACGGGGGGTTGTAGCAGTACTTGCTGTTGTCGTCGTTGTTCCATGCGAGGAACAGGCGGTTGACCCCGGAACCGACCAGGAACCACCCTTCGTTCCGGAAATCGTTGTTACAGAGATGATCGTAATTGGTCACGGCTTGCTCCCTACGTGCTGCTCCAGAGCCATGCGCAACCGGTTAGGCAATTCGTTGTTCAGCTTGTCCACGGCGGACGCCGTGGCGCCTCGTGCGTCGATGTGCAGGGTCAGATTCACGTCACCGCCGGAACCGCCGCCGACGAGGTCACCGAGTGGCGTGATGTCCTCGCCGCCGCGCATGCGCATCAGCTCCAGGCCACGGTCACCGACAATGCCCACGCCGGGATGCGCGTCTCTCGTGCCGCGCCCGTACCAGTTGTTTGCCCGCTGGAAGTTGTTCGCCTTGGTCGGAGTGCCGTACCTGGACCGGATGTACCCGAGACCCCACCTGATCTGAGTGGCCGGATTCGTCTTCCAGTCGGCACCGGCCGACTTCATCTTGCTGCCGGGCAGTGCCTGAGGAATGCCGTACGCGTCCGAGGTGGGGTTGTCCGCGTTCCAGCGCCAGCCCGACTCGCGGTTCCAGAGGGCTTCGAGCGCGGACCAGTGGGACGACCATCCGTAACTGCCGAGCATGTTCTTGCCGGTGGCCTTGGCTGCACTCACCGACTTGCCGGACGTGCCGCCGCCCGGCGCCTTGTAGGTGTCCTTGCCTCCACCGGCCAGACCGTTCAGGCCCCGGTGGAAGTCGCGCACCTGAGACTTCGCGGCAGAGGATGCCGTGGGGTCGCCCACGGCGATGCCGTGGATGTGCGGAGCCCACGGGCCCTCTGCCCTGGTGCGCAGCCATGCCGCGAAGCCACTGGCGCGCAAAGCGCCGACGATCCCGTTCTTGGCGGGACCAAGGTCGACCGCACCTCCACCGGCGTGGGTGCCGCCGGACGCCCCCACGCTGGTGCTGTAGCTGCCCTGAGTCATCGAGAGCGCGGTCTTGGCAATCTTGGTCGCGTTGCTCAGCATGGCCGCCGTGCGCCGGTTGACCGTGACGCCTCCGTAGTTCTGCCGGGTACCGTCTCCGGCCTTCCACGCTCGCCACGGGATGAAGCCATTACCGCCGACACCGATCTCAGGGGCGATGTCGTTCTGCTTGACCCATTCCTTGATCGTCTTGGCGATCTTGTCGATGATGCCGGTACCGAGCTGTTCCATGCCGGAATTGCTGCCGGGAATGGCCGCACGGACCGCCGTCTTGCCCAGCTTGGCCACACCGTCCACGGCCTTGCCGAACGGACCGGAGATGGCGCCGAGTGCCAGATCCTTCAGCTTGCCGAACGCGTTCTTTATGATCCCGTCCGGGACCAGGTCCGGGCCCACCTTCGGCCCTATGCCGGTCCCGAGGAAGCCGCCTCCGTCGTCGAACCGATGATCCCCGTACGTCCTGACCTTGGCCCCGCCCATGGCGTTCCGGCGCATCCTGGCTACGGCCTCATGCCCACCGGCGCCCGCCACCTCTGCGGCTGTCCACACGTGTTCGTTCGGGTGCAGGATCGCCGGGAACCCACGGCTGGAGCCTTCGCCGGTCGGACCGCCTGAGGCGAAAGCCGGAAGAGTGAACCTTTTCAGCTCCTTGGCTCCGAAGGTTCCGGCAACCATATTCCACAGCTTCACGATGCCGTCGTTGTAGACGACGTTCACGACCGCCTGAATCGGCTTACGGGCCAGTTCCCGGATCTTGTCCCATGCCTTGCCCATCGCCGCGACGCCCTTGTCGAAAGCATCCGGGATGGTCTTGGTGAAGAAGTTGCTGACAGGGTTCCAGAACGTAGTCCGCAACCAGGTGGAACCAGCGGAGAAGAGCCCCCGGATGTCCTTCCACAGTTCAGCGGCCCTGTCCTCCACCGTCTTGGCTACGCCACCGAAGAAAACCCGGATGGTCGTCCACACCAGGTTCCACATGTTCTTCACGAAGTCGAGCCCGGTCTGGAAGGCCGCGCGCATGGTCGCCCACCAGTCCCGGGCGATCTTCAGGATCGCGTCAACGACGGTCTTGAAAAGATTCTGGATGAAAGTCCAGACCGTGTTCCACAGATTCCGGATGGCTGTCAGGAATGTGCTGAAGGTGTTCTGAACGGCAGTCCAGAAAGTCTTAGCCGTGTTCGCTATCCCGTTCCAGAACGCATTCCACATGTTCTTCACGGTGTCGATGAATCCGCCCAGGAGCGCCCGGAGTACGTTGAGGAATCCCTGCCACGCGGTTCTGATCACGTTCCAGATGGCCTCGCCTGCGGCCCTGATCGCGTTCCAGGCTTTGCCCCAGTTCCCAGTGAAGATCGCCGTGAACGTCAGGAAGATCGCGGTGACCACTTTCCACAGCGCAGTCCACGCCGCGCTGATCACCTTCCAGATACCTGTGACGAAGGCGACGATGACGTTCCAGGCCGTCTTGAAGATCCCGGAGAACGCCGCGTAGAAGACGTTCCAGATTCCGGTCACCACGGACCAGACGACTTTCCAGGCACCGGTCAAGATCGACCATGCTATCTGCGCCGCGCCGGTGAGGAATGACCAGCCGATTTTCCAGGCGCCGGACAGGATGGCCCATGCCACATTGAAGATGCCTTGGATCACGGTCCACGTGAGATCCCAAGCGGCCACCAGGGTCTTCCAGACTCCCATGGCTACCCCGGCGACGACCTGCCAGGCCGCTGTGAAGATCGGCCCGAACTTCCCCCAGAATTCGTTCCACCTGTCTGTGGCTCCGCCCCACAGAAAATCCCACGCGATGCTGAGCGCGTTCCAGATGTTCTCAGCGGCCTTACGCAGCTCGGGCCACACCTGGTTCCAGGAATCCCGGATCGGTCCCACCACGGCGTTCCAGGCAACGAGCAGCCCGCCGACCGTGGTATCCCAGACGTCCGTGATCCAGCTCCAGACGTCCGAGGCTACAGATTTGACCCCGCCCCAGATGGTTTCCCAGTGCTTGGCCACCGCGATGATCAGACCTATGGGACCCATGAACAGGAGCAGCGTCTGCCCCCATCCGTTGGTGAGGAAGTTCCACACCTTCACTGCTATGTCCCTGATGAAATTCCAGGTCTTTTCCCACGCCATTTTCAGCCAGTCCCACACCACCTGTGCAGTCTTCTTGATCGCGGCCCACACCGTATCCCAGTGCTTCACCAGGAAGTAGATACCGACACCTACCGCGATCACGGCTGCGACAAGCAGGGCGATCCACCCCACCGTGATGAGGATGATCACGCCCATACTGGTCGCTGCCATGGTCATGATCGTGGTTGCGGCAGCGGCGATGAGCGTTATCGCCGCGTAGACCTTAAGAGCAACGCTGATTCCGATGAACGCGTACATCATGGCCTGGAGCAATCCAGGCGGGAAGCTGGCCAGCACTTTGAAGAAAGTCCCGAGCACTTCGAGCGCCGCGCCGGACATACCGTTCAGTGCCGAGCCCATGTTCTTCAGGAACGTGGCCAGATCCCGCAGCACTGCGGTCACCTGAGGGCCGTTGTCCCGTAGGTAGGCGATGAACCTTCCGAACCCCCCGCCATTGCCCCACTGCTCGAACGACTGGAATGTTTCCATCAGCCATTTGGAAAATTCCACCCCCATCGGAGCGAAGGACCGCATTCCGCTGCCAAGTCCCCCGAACAGGGACACGAACGCCATGTGGAAGTTCTTCAGTGCCGGGACGCCGTAATCGACCACGAAGCGCAGGAACCGGTCCAGGCCGCCGTCCTGCACCCATCCCTTTGTTGCATCGGCCATGAGCTGGAACACCGGGGACACGGCCGCGACCACGGATGTCAGCTTGGGAATCGCCAGGGTCGCCGCCTGCACCATTGTGGTAGCAGGCTTCAGGGTGAACTTCATGGTGGACTGGATGAATGCGCTCCACGCATCCCCCATGTCACCTATCGACAGGGCGAAGTTCCTCTGAACCGGCGACATGGCATTGAGCGCCTGCTGATGCGCCTTCTCCGCCTGAGTGACCTTCTTCAGCGCCTTGTCGTACTCCTCGGTCCCAACCACTGTCTTGGCCAGCGCGTTCTCCGCGTTCCCCAGCGCGGTTTTGGTCTGGCCGAAGGCAGAGTTCGCCCCCACAGTTGACTGGACGGCCCCCATCAGGGCAGCGCCGAATATCCCAGCGGCGGCTCCGGCACCGACCAGTGCGGAAGTGGCCGCTCCTCCGATTGCCAGCAGCCCAGCCGTGATCGGTATCAGGGCCGGTCCAAGCGTGAGCGCAGTCGCCACTAGGTCCCGCATGCCCGGTACCAGCGCGCGAGACGACTTGGTGAGTGCGTTCATGGACGAGTCCAGGCGCGCAATATCCCTGCGCGCCTGGCGGATTCCCTCACCGTTGTAGAAGGAGTTCAGCCGGAACGCCAGGCTAGTGATCGTTGCCATCGTCGCCGTCCTCCTCGTGCAGAAGATCAGGACCAATCTCGTCTAGCGGATCTTCACCCGGATCGTACCGTTCCTCGTCCTCGTCGTCCTTCCGGTACAGCTCCCACGGCCGCGCGTAGTGCTTCGGCTTCGGGACCGGATTCTTCCGGTGCTTCTTGTCCGTGAAGTGAGCCGCGCCCTGGATGTGATTGAGGCGTTGCAGTTGTTCGTGCACCGCTGCTTCAGTCTCGTCCTGCCACTCACTGTCGAGCGGGCCGACGACCCGCTCGAAGGCCATCCACTCTGTCAGCTCTCTAGAACTGATTCCCGCAAGTCCGGATTCGACGGAGGACCATCCGAGGGCGAGGGCGAGCCGGAAGTAGAAGACCCGCTCGGGCCGTCGGTGAAATCCTCGGTCAGCTCGTCGATGTCGGAGTCGCTGAGACCGTTCATCTCCTGGCACTTGTCGAACACCCGGCCGAGCGCCTTCGCGGACCGTTCGCCGAGCATCTTGACGTCGCCGGAGTTGAACAGCCGGTTGCCGTCCTCGTCCACCGCGCACCACGTGACCATGCGCGCGCGGAAGTTCTCCATGTTCGGCCGCTTGCTGTTCCCCTTGGGAGCCATGGACGCCTCGAACCGGTCGCGCTCGGTGCCGCTCAGACCCTTCAGCCGGAGGACCCAGGAGTCCGGCTCGGGGTCACCTTCCGGCGCCCACTCGGGGACCGGTACCTCGTCGTAGTGCTGATCCTTGGCCTTGTGGATTTCTTCGCGTCCCAGGTACGGCATGACGATCTCTCCTCGTTCCAGTCCTGCGATTACTCGCCTGTTCGGTGCGGATCGTGCGGGTCTGTAAGGCGGGAAGAACCGGGTGACCCGCACAGGACCCGGTTCTCCCCTCGGTGTTGCAGTCTCGGTCACAGTCCGGCGCGGCCAATGTCCCGTGCCGCGTCTTCGAAGATCTCTTCCATCCTTCGCTGGATTCTGGGCTGTCCGCTGGCTATGGTCTCGCGGAACCAACTGCCGCCGGTCTCTTGCTCGACCCATACATGCCGGTTACCGAACACCGGGTGTCGCCACCCCCGGTTGATGTCCAGATAAGCCGGGATGTTGATCTCGTCCTTGTCGTTCATGGACGTCGTGATCTGGACGCCGGTACTGGTCAGCTTCGTGCCGACACCCTTGGCCACCCGCGTACGCAGACCGGAGTGCTTCGAGGTGTGAGTCGGAATGCGCATGACCTCTTCGGCCGCCTGGCGAGAGAGAATCTCACCTGCCTCGCGTGTCTCGTTCCTGAATTTGTCGGCCAACGTGCTGTTCTGCCGTCGCAGCTCAGCTTCGACACGTTTCCACTCAGGGCCCGTGGTGACGCTCAGCCTGATGGTTCCCGGGCTCCTTCTCGCCATGGTCAGTCACCGCCCGTGTGAGGCATCGGCCGGAGAAGCTTCCGGGTGATGGCCCCGGCCGCCGCCACCCACGCCATCCGGGTACGGTCCGAGAGACCACCCCAGTTCGGCATGTCGCGGCCGTCGTGGGTTTTCCACTCGGTCCACTCGCCGTACGCCTCGTAACCGACGCGCGCAACGTCTGTAACACGCGGACCGGTGTTCGGCTCTTTGCTCTTTCGAGCGTTGTCGCCCGGATGGGACGGCATCTGCTCTCCCCGTTCGCGCTCGCCCGTCAGGCCGTGGCCCGCGTGATCCCGGTCCGCTGGCTCGGGAACGTGACTTCGGTCTCGGAGAGATCGCCCACGGAACCGGCGAGCGGCTGGTACTCCAGCACGATGCACGTACCGGTGAACTTCGGGTTGGTGGGGGAGGCCGCCGCCGCCGTCGGCCGCACTTCCACGGTGAATTCGGTGTCGCCGTCGTACAGCGCGAACAGCGTTTCGTCCACCTCGCCGGACGCGTAGTCCTGCTGGAAGGTGACCACGAACGAGTCGTCCTTGAGACCCGCGACGCGCTCGCGGCCCTGACCACTGAAGTTGGTCGTCTCAACCTCGTCCTTGACGAAGTTGATCTCGACGCTACTTGCGTGGTCCGACAGGTTCACACCATTGATGATCACCTGGCAGTCGCGCAGTACTTGCTTCGCCATGATCAATTACCTTTCTCAAGGCCCGACACGGGCTGATCGTCCTGCTCGGTCCACGGCTCGACATGGTGACTGCGCCGTAGTGCCTCGTACTGCCCGTCCGTCAGAGTCATGACCACACGTCCGCCGGGGGCGACGCCGCCGACTTCCCTGGGCCCGGTCACGCGGAGCGTGCGTTCAGTGGGTTGCTCGGGCCCCGCCTTGACCGGCACAACCGGGTTGGGCGGGAAGTCACCGGACGCCGGGGGCTCCGGCGCCTTCTTCTTCGCCGGAGCAGCGGGCCGGTCCTGGATCTTAGGGGCTTCCGCCGGGCCGGACGACCGGCGCTGACGCGCTGGTGTCATCGCTCGACCACCGCCATGGTCACGTCGGTCTGCTCGTCCGTGGTGATGGTCACGACGCGGGTCGTCGGGTCCTGCATTTCCTTGATGAGCGGAATCCACCGCTCGGTGACCGTGGTCGACCCGTCGGCCAGGGTGTAAGCCTTGTCCTCGTGCGCCACGCCGAACGCGTCGGTTCCGGGCGTGATCACGGTCACGGTGCAGACGGCCGCGTTGGCATTGCGGTAGACCGCGAACACGTTCGGCGCCGGAGCCATGGTGTCCGACGCGGTAACAGCAGTGAAGGTCGGAGCCGCGCCGGTCGCTACTGACAGGGTCTGCTTCGTACGGAGAGACATATTGGATCACTCACTTCCCGGATGTGCGGACCATCAGCCGCACGATCGCGCCGACATGATCGATACGGGCTGTCTGGAACTTCCCGCCGTACTCCCGGACGCCCGAGCAGTGGGCATCGTCCACACCGTCGAGGCCGAGATTCGGGTTCTCGCGGAACACCCGTCGGAGCGACCGGTCCCCCGCCGGACTGAGGTACTGGTCGAGTGCACCCTGCGCGACAGACGACTCAGTCCGGGCCACCAGCACATAAAGATCAAAGTTCCAGGTGGCGTCATTGCCGAACGAGATGTTGAAATCGGCCGTGTCGCGGGCAGGCATTACGACCATGGCCGGTACCTGGATGACGTCGGCCACGTCGTTGAAGCCGCGCAGTCCCGGAATGCTGGTCTGCACCGTGTCGTCTATCGCCTGCCTGATCTCTCCGAGTGTCGGCATGGGATCACCCGACCAAGATGCGGTCGACGACGTACCGGCTGAGCTTGTTCTGTGCCATGAGGTTGTCCTTGACCCGGATGGTGCCCCACTGGTCCGATCCGGCGACGCCGAACGGGGAGTCCTTGAGCTGGAAGGTGGCTCCGGCCATGATCAGGCAGGACTGCTTGACCGGCGCCGGTACGGCGTTCCAGCCCCATGGCGCCGTGGCTCGCATACGACCGCCGCGCCGGAGCCGTGCCGAACCGCCAGCTCGCATTTTGATCTTGTTGTACGGCCATCCGGACTGGCCGGACACGACGCCGTTGAGCGGGTGCAGTTCGTAGTCGGCCGCAGTCCACACGGTGTCGTACGCGCCGGTGTCCCCGGTAGATTCGATCACCAGTCCGGCGGTCGTGTAGAAGTCATCGACGATCACGTAGGTCGAGTTCAAGATCGGAAACTCTCGCGCCGTGGCCGCCGTCGCCTTGTTGAACTGGCGGTTGCAGAACTGTTCGATCTCTTCCGACACGGACTCCAG